CATTGCTGAGGTGTGAACCCATAGGCCATTAAAATCAACATTCGTTGTATTCAGATAATCGGCATGAACCGATGCCCCGCTAAAAGCCAGTCCAAAAAAGTTAGTATCATTGTTCAGCTGAAATTCTTGTCTTGCTCTTACTATTGGGGCGGTGATGGTATTCGCTGAATCCTCTACGACAAGCTGTCCTTCAGTTGATGGCATGGTCCATGTCTTAGTTACGGGGCTGCCTGAACTGGAATCAATCAAGCGCATTTCGCCTGTAACGCTAGTTCCAACTGTGACGCGAGGTCGCATTGCTAACGCGGCATAGTCCACGCCGCCAACTTGATATAAAGAACGGAGATCGCCACCTGTTACGACTGAGCCTGATGCCGGTAAGTCTGAGCTACTGACAATGACATTAAAGTTAGTATCTGATGCACTGAATTTTCCATTTACCCTTATGATCCACAGACCAGATGCTGAAGGAGGACGAACTTCATTTACATCATCATTATATATGGCATTTGAATCAGCAAGATCTAAAGCAATGCCTGTTGTATGTGTTGCTGTCATTTTATTAATGCCAACTGACACATTAATTGCCGCACCATCACTTGACGTCGCAGCTGCACTAGCAGAAATATCACTCAGTGAATTTGGAACTGTGCTTGATGATGCCAGACTACCGCCTGCCGAAGTTGTAGGAAGGAAAAATTGACCATCAACAACGGTATTCACAGCCCCTCGGGCATTTGGTAACGCACTAGAATTAACAGCGCCCGAACTCAAACCTGTGGCTGCGCCGCGTAAGAAGACGCCCTGAATCGATCCGCTTTGAGCGCCATTATAATCAGGTAATCGGAATGTTGTTGATCCATCCCCTGTCGAATAAGATGCACGAACATTTACATTCGCGACCCAAGTGTCGTCGTCGACTGAAGGCAACATTCCTGTACTGACAGCATTCCATAAATCTGGAAAATCTACACGGTTAATTATCTGCCCACTTCCTAAAGCAAAGCCGACAGGTATCAGCGCTGCCGTGCCGGGGAACCAATGAACAGAACCGAGGAAGCTATTCATTACCCCTGTAAGCGAGGCACCTCCTCCAGCAACTCCAGCTATCGCCGCGTTAAGCTGTTGAAGTGTGACAACATCACTATCTTTAGAGGCAGCAGTTCCTACGGTTATAGATCCTTTTGTTGTGATGTTTGTGTCTGAAGCAGACTTAATACCAGTATCATCGAGGATGATCAGTTGCCCTTCATCATCGGGAAAAGTCCATTTTTTAACAACTGCTGCATCAGGATTATCGTCAGTTACCAGCGTTGAATCAGTCAGAACGATTTCACTGATCGCAGGTGTCGAACCGTCTGCCACAGTTTTTAATTCTGTAAATGCAAACTGAGAACCTGCAGCGACTGAACCTTTAAAGAAAACATCATTCGTATCTTCATCGATATGATCGATTGCTGATGCGAGAGCATTATTATTCTCAAGTGCATCCGCTGCAGCTTCTGCCCGATCTGCACTGAGGCTGGCGGCATTAGCATTCGCGGCAGATTGCTGAACATCATCATCTATTGATGCCGCTGAGTCTGCTGATTTCTGTGCGCTATCAGCTGAATCAGTAGCGCTACCTGCTGCATCTGAAGCGCTCTGTGCCGCAGCATCTGCTGAGGCCTGTGCATTAGTTTCACTTGCCGCCGCTGCATCTGCTGAAGCACTTGTTTGATCCGCTATCTGTTGCGCGCGGTCGAGATTGGTTGCATCGATACCTTTCGCAACCGCTGGCCAGCTCGGGCCTGATATCTGTGTTCCATCTGGTGCCGTGATGGTTACATTGCCGTCAACGGTTAAAAGCTGGTTCCAGTTCTCTTTATCGTTATTTAGTAATCGGATGGCTTCCGTCGTCTGGTTTATTAGCTGAGCAGGAACGGAAACGAGTTGCGAGCTCGATATAGATCGGTAACTTACCCCCGATGACGTGGGTCCTTCAAAATCATCAGCCAGGGTTAATGCGGTGTCTGAGGTAATCGCTGTGACGGCGAGCGTATAGTTCGTGCCGCCTACCGTACAAAGAAGAAACTCACCTGCTTCGAGTTCAGTCGTGAACGCTGTCCCTTCGCCGGTAACAGCTTTGCTGGCATTCGTGAGCGTAATTGTTCCTGCTGGCATGATTAATCCTCATGAGGAATTCAGGCACAAAAAAACCCGCCTTAGCGGGTTTGTTTATTTAAACTGACTTACTTGCTTGAATTATCTAAATAAATTGGGTATGGGTTATCTCTGATAATTACATTACCGTCACCGATAAATTGGGCAAAAACAGCTTTTCCCTCAGTAAATCGAAACCCAATTTTTTGGATTTCTATTGAATTACTTCCTGGAATGATTAAGTTAAGATCTTTGGCATAAAACCTAGGAGAATTTATAGGATCAGGGTTATTCATGACGAATGTATCAAGAACATCCTCTCCATTTAATACAGTTTCAATTGTGAATGAATTATCTGCCTCAACTGCTAGGTGAATGTCTAACTGCCGATTAACACGAACAGGTTCATAATAAATCCATGGAAAAAGCTTTCCATAAACTACCTGCTCTCCTTCTTTTTGGCTTCCTATGATCACTTTACTAACATCGAATCCACGTGCAGTAAAATCTTCTCGCATTTCAAACCTCCTTTAACCCCATGTGACAGATTCGGTCGCATCATAGATCAGCACGTTTCCTGAGAAGACAGCCTGAAACGCCCCGCCTTTATCTTTCCACTGAATGCTTAAGGTCTGGGTCGGCAGGTTTGTGGCCGGTACATCTACGGTAACTGAGATCTCCTGAACCTGATTTTCAGCTTTACTGGTATCACCTGTGTTAAAGGTGAACACCACATCACCGGATTCGTTCACGAAATCAACGGTGTTATCCTCCGATTGTGAGAACGTGACCAGATTGGTGAACGTTAAATGGCGACGGAACGTTGCACCGGGAAAATGACATACCTGATACGTTTCATTCTGAACGATGGCTGATGAGTTGTTCACATCGCCGATTTGAAGGGCTTTGTTGTGGTCAGAACAGAGTAAAAATTGGGTCATGATTTTTCCTGATAATTAGCCGTATGGCGTAGTGTCGATATAGGCCGGGGCGTACCCGTTCCCTTGAGATGAGTTGAGACTGATGGCTGGGGAACTACGCCCCATAGGACGAACGCGAATAAAGGAATTCGCCCCATCGAAATAACACCCTGTCGAATAGGTAATGATCTGGACTACGGGACGTCCTCCGATGACCTGACTGTAAATCTCAGCACCGGTTCGTCCTGGAATGATCGCCATTCGCCCTGGAACGACTTCATTTAAATATTGTGAAGTTGCTGGTGGTCCTGATGGTGTAACAACATTTACTCCTCGCAAAGGCTGAGTTTCGTTTGTCATCACGCACTGACCTGATTCATTGAATATCGCAATCCCATAAGCCGGAACAGGTTGAATCTGGAAACCAAAGACATAAATCTGTCCTGAGACGGTGCCGCTACTGAATGCGCCGACAATAATCGTATTTATGCCGTTCGCGGTTTCCTGATATCCCCATCCATCGTCCTGATCGAATCTGATGAAATAAAGAAACGGAGATGCACCTACAGCATCGAGACCAATAGATGAACCGTTCCCTGAATTCTCAGTGGCATTCGCAGAGAAACCCTGAATTCTGATCAAGGTCATTGGTAATGAGCCATCGATATAAAAAGCGGTGCCGTCCTCGCGCACCAGCTCGCCGCCGTAACTCATACGCCATACCCGATGATATAAATCGCATACGTAGGAAACCGGTCAGGACCGGACACATTATTCGGTGCGGCCTGAATCACCACCGAGTTTCCTGAGACGAATATCTGTCTCCGGTTGTTGCCGGTGCCATCTTGATTACTGTTTGGGACGACAATAAATCTGAGTGTGTTTCCTGCAGGCACATTAAACGCAAAACTCGCACTCAGTACCCCATCAGCGACAGAGACATACCCGAGAACGTTTACTGGTTGTAAGCCGGTATTGTTATAAACACCGTTTCCGTCCCATGTTCCGAAACCATAGGCCATTAGCTTAATTTCCCGATCCTGACGCGCAGGACGCCATTGGCGTCAAATACGCTGATTTGGTTGTTGATGATGTTCATTCGTCCGTTTCCGGGTTCATTACCGTTGATCTCAAACGAACCATCAGAGGCCATGCGTGTTCCTGTAGAGCCTGCGACGTAATTCAGAGACTGAAGTTGACCGATACGGGCCAGCGTGATCGTTGCGTAATTGATAAAGGCTTCATTGATGAACACCTGTCCATTCACCACTGAAAACGCCAGTTGAAATGCCCCCGGATTTGAACCGCTGTAGATACCAAACTGATCAGCATTGAATACCGTTGTCGAGACGTAACCTCCCGATCCGTTTGGTGCGACACTGAGTCCCATACCGGCGAGATATTCTGTTCCCCCACGGTTCACCCCTACCCGTAATGAATAGCTGGCTGTGGTGGAACCATCATCAGCTATCATCGCGGTGAGTTTGGTGTCGACGAGCGCCTGTGTTTGTCCCTGAACTGCCTGAAGTTCAGTTTCAAAGTTGGCAATCGTGGAATTCTGATCGGCGACCGTTTGCTGAATTGTGGTAATGGTTGAACTGAAATCATCAAATTCAGCCTGAACCTGTGTATCGAGTTCAGCGAGCGCCTGCGTAGCATCGGCGACAGTGGTACTTACAGTGAGGATTGAGGCTTTCACCTCTCCATATTGCTGAAACTGTCGGGTTACAGTGGCGTTGTTGGCCAGCGAGTTCTGTAGAACAGCCTGAGAGATATCCCCTATAGACTCGTTAATCTCATCAAAAGCCGGTGAATCACGAATCGCATCATCAATCTGACCGATGATATCGGGGATATTTTCTGACGATTCTCCCATCACCCAGTCTGTGAAACCTGACTCATTCCCGGTTTTATCGGTGAGCTGGGCGCGATACCAGAACCGCTGTGCAGCTCTGAGCCCGAGCTGGTTATAGACATGCGAGGGATAAGAAATATCAGCGAGCAGCTGCGCGTCGGTGCCGTCTGAATTAGTAGCATATTGCAGGGTCGTCTTGAGTGTATCCTCAGCGCCCTCAGGGAATCCCCATGACACTGTGATCCCCCACACCACGTCGGTCGTGGCCGACAGCCCTACCGGTAAAGGAGGGTTTCCCACTTTGCCGTTCAGTTCTGTTTCTTCTGAATAGCTCCATCCCGACGAGATTTCAGCAGCGTTGATTGCTCTCACCCGAACGTTATACCGACCTGTGTAGATTGCTGGCACCTCAAAGGAGACGGTTGAGGTACGTGGCACATTCACCCAGTTACTCGAATTCCGTCGCCATTGTGCTTCATAGGCCAGCGCGTTCGGTGTCGGATCCCAGTGAACCCGCATCGTTTGAAGGCTGATACCCTGATTCACCACTGAATATTCATCGATAACAATATTCGTCGGACCGTTCTGGGTGCCTGGCGGGATAACACTTATCGGACGTGAGTCGAGTTGAGCGCCTTTATCGATGGCATCATATTTACTCGGGTCATACGTCATGCCGGTGATACTGAAATTTCCGTCATCATCCATCGAAATCATTGAGACTCGATAGAGCTGCGCCAGAACCTCAGCGGACTCAACCACCCAAACAGATTCAGCTTCAGGCACCTCGGAGAACGCCACACTCACCGTCACGATATTTTCTGATATCGACTGAATGGTGCGCGCCTCTGATATTCCTGAGGGAAGATTCACCTGTAACCGATCACCCTCAACGGCACTGGGCACACGATCAAGCGTTATGGCACGGCTGTTCACAGCACTGATCCGTCCACCAGCCACACGCCCTGAAAGATACTCATCGGCGACAGCGATAACATATCCGGGTAACGGAATGTCACCATCAAGACCGACCGAGAACGTAACCACCCTGTCCTGAACGTTGGTTAAAATCCCCCATCGACCTCGACGGTCGGCCTCACTTTGGCGAGTACAGGCGATCGCAGTGAGTTCGAGCTGATTAAAGGTTTTATAGCGGTTGACCAGATCGGCCTCAAAGACAGGCTGCACCGCATTCGCATAGCCGTTATCTGGGTCTGAATATGACACCAGCGCTGAGGTGTAGCGTGTTTTGGTGTTCGAGCTCGAATATGCAAATTGTCCGTCGATGACGTTTGCGTTTGTATAGTTGTAATCCACATCACGCGGCATATCAGCAAGGGCGACAATCTGATCGCCTGCCCAGTAGGTCATCCCACGGAAAATCGCTGCAAAGTCACGAAACACGGTGTAAGCATCAGATCGGTTCTGAACATAAACATCGCATTTGAACCGAGGCTCGGTCCCGCTACCGCCCCGTCCATCAGGCACGAGCTCATCACAGTATTGAGAGACGGTGTAAAGAGTCCATTTATCGATATTGTCAGCGGTAAGCCTGTCACCCAGCCCAAACCTGTCGGTCACCACCAGATCGTAAAACACCCATGCGGGATTATCTGTCCAGGCGAATTTAAAAGTGCCATCCCATGCACCCAGATACGTTCTGGCCACGGGATCATAATTATCCGGCACCCTCACCATTCTCCCTTTCGGTTCACAGGTAATCTGAGGGACATTTCCGTTGATCTGCCGCGAGTCAAATTCCATATACAGAAGCGCGGTGTTGGGATAACGCAATTTCGCATCAATGACCTCGGTGTAGCTTTCGAGTGTCATTGAATCACCGATGCGCGCACTGTTCTGAACCGGTGTTATACGGGTTAAGCGAACCGTCCACGTTGAACCGGTTTGCGGTAAATCGACCCGATGGCTTCGTTCATAACCTGTGGTGGTTTTTCCGGTAACAGCGGTATCAATTACCGTCTGAAATGCCCCGCCATCGGTTGAAACGGCAATCTGATAGGCAATTGAATAACCGTTAAGGTCGCCGTTCGTTTCCTGTTCGAATAATGATGGCCACTGAATACGAAGTCGGACTGCTGAGAGGGTTGAGTTCGTAAAAGTGCGGGTGAATCCGGTTTCCTCAGTGATCGGTGTACCCACTGAGATTTCATTCTCAGTTCCCGGCAGACCCTGAATATAAGTCTGATCCTGTGTACCTGATCTGAATTCCCAAACCACGCCGCTGAAGTTGCTTGAGCCATCTGAATTGAGTAAGGGTGTTCCGTCGAGAAAAATATTCTGCCCGGTGAGTTCACCAGCGAATTCGCCTTCACCCAGGGCAATCAGGATCTTTTCTTTGGCGACCGACTGGAGGTCGTCCGGTTGTTCAACAGGTGTTCTGGATGAACTGGACCCGCCTTTGTTACCCGAAATTTCCTGAGGTTTTGTCATATTGCGCCCATAAAAAAAGACCGCCTGAGCGGTCTGTTTGAATGATGAAGGTTATTGCTGATCTTCTACGTAGATTCCGGCTGAGATAATCGCACCACCGATCCGACGTTGCCCATAGAGGAGAGGAACGGGATAACCCTGCGCGGCAGTATTTGTGGGCTGGCCGAATGCATATGAAGGCTGGTTATCGGCATCATCTTTATACGATAAGCCCTGCGCCTGAGGTGAAAGCATCTGAACCATGCCACCAAGTGCCACGGCCACCCCGGCCTGAAAGACAAAATTACTGCCAGCGATTGCCGAACCCCACGGGGCAAAGATGGCGATCGCAATCAGAGCTACACCGACAATCGTCTGCAACAGACCAGCGCGCTTGCTGCCGATGATGACAGGGATGATCCGAATAACGTCACCAGAAACGGGCTTTTTCAGGTCGTCGAAACCGATATTCGCTTTGCCTGAGAACACGGAAAAGGTAAGCCCGCGCTTTCGGCTGGATATCATGTATTTTTCAAATCCCTTAAGGGTTGCTGCCAGAGATGGCACGGCTTCTTGTGTGCGCGAGATAGAACGATGATGGACCTTACCGAAGGTTTTACCCAGCACACCGCCCAGCTCGATTCGCGTCATGATTTCTTTCATGTGCGGTCCTTATTGCTGGTCTTCGATATAGATCCCGGCTGAGATTACAGCGCCACCGATCCGACGCTGGCCATACAGCAGCGGCACCGGATAACCCTGAGCAGCGGTATTCACAGCAGGACCGAAAGCATAGGAAGGAGAGTTATCAGCATCATCTTTGTGGGCCAGACCGGGCGGCTGAGGTGAAAGCATTTGAATGATTCCGCCGATAACCATCGCCCCGCCGAATTGAGCGATGCCAGTACCGACTGCAGCTGCTGTACCGCCTGTGAAATACGTGATGGCCACACCAACAACCACCAGCACGGCACCGATGATGGTTTGAAAAAGACCGCTGCGCTTGCTGCCGATCATCACGGGCATGATCTTTATCGTTTCACCCGTAACGGGATAACTGAGCTCCTCGAAACCGAGATTCGTTTTCCCCCTGACCACCGAGAATGTGAGCCCCCGGCGTTTGCTGGTAATCATGAAAGACTCAAACCCCTTGAGCGTTGCCGCAAGGGCGCGACAGGCTTCCTGAGTCCTTGTTATTGAACGATAATGGACCTTGCCGAAGGTCCGACCGAGCACCCCACCGAGCTCGATGCGCGTCATAACTTCAGACATATTTCACCCATAAAAAAACCCGCTTTCACGGGCTTGGTTTTATTTGGCTGTTGTGTATTTCAACTGAGGCTTTTCAAATCTCACATGAAGCACAACGTGTTTCTTGGGATGATGAGGAGTGTATTTCCACTGCTGAACCTCTCTTACCACAGTTAATGCAAAGAACCCGGTCGGCTGTTCACGGATCATGTGAACATCAGATGTGGTGCCGTCATCGTTAATGTCATACATCACGTCAACTTCACCTTCGACGTTCAGTGCCCACGCATGGCGAGGATAATGAATCGTGCCAGGCTTAACCGTATGGTGAGCACATCCTGCAAGTGACATAACCGAAATCAGAAGGCATTTCTTTAACATTTCTTTCTCTCTCAATGCTTTAACATATGATACAAAATATCTACGCGAGAGATACGAAAAGCTTAGCAAAGTGAGTGAAACCTGACGATTTTCATCGTGCGTTCCCGCCAATATCCTCCGTAAGGTGTTCGGTTACTGGGTCGGCCATACAGATGGTGGAGCATCATGTTTCCCTCAAGCATCACCCCGGCATGATTCCATTTCTTTGACTGAACCTGCATCATGATGAGATCGCCGGGTTTCGGATTCCCGCTAAACTCCCTAAACCCACAATCAAACCAGTTATCGCGATACAGATCTTCCGGGTGCCCATCTTCCCACCACGGATAATTCACCCGGTAATCGGTGAGCTCAATGCCATGAACCTGTCTGAAGTAACTCATCACAAGCCCCCAGCAATCTGTATGGCCCAAAACAAACGGTCGCTCGATTAAAGGCAGCTCGCCTCGTGGGTGAATGGTTCGCAAATCACCTTCTGGCCAGCTTACGATAATCCACGGAACCGCATTATCGTCACACATTGCCCGATCGAGCGGACTGGGTTGCGTGGTGGCATCAGGATGACTGTGAACCACGGCTGAGATCACCCCGAGTGATTCAGCCTCAGCAAAATCTTTCGGGTTTAGGATGAACTGGTCGGTCGGGTTCTCTGAGAGGTTCAGGCATGGATAATAGAATTCACGATCAGGGGTAAGGATGACCAGCCCACAGCACTCACGCGGATAATCACGACGGGCATGATCGAAAATGTCGTTGATGATTTGCTGATTCATTGTTTCACCCATAAAAAAACCCGCGCGAGGCGGGTTCTTTAGAAGCTGTGCTTTGCGGCCTACTTACTGAGTGGCGGCGGTTTCCCGCCGCCGTCAGCCTTTATCAGTTAAGTTCGTAGTTCAACATAGCTGAAACCTCGATGCCCTCCGCTTTAAGGTGGAAGTCACAGAGTCTGTCTTTCTCCATTGCAATAACGCAAATAACAGTCAGACAGATCGCAACGATTACTATCGGTAGCTTGTTTCGCATGTAGAGCCTTTTGAACGTTGATCTTATAACGATAAAGGGCTACTCTGATGTTGCTAAGCATAGAGGTCGCCCCAGTTGAGTTTAACGATTCGCTGGGGCTTTCTTTTGTCTGCCGATCACTCATGCTCACAGCAAACAGCCGAAAGCACAGCCAAATCAGTATACCATTCTGAGACTTAAAAATCCTGATGAACATTGAAGGTTGCTTTCAGAATGTCAGTGTTTAAGCACGCATTGCGAAGAGATGAGTCCGCCCCAGTTAATCTGAAGATTACTGGGTTTTTTCTTTTTCAGGCATAAAAAAAGCCCGCTTTCGCAGGCCTGATTTCAGTCAATTCTCAGAACGTTGCACTGAGTCCCACGTTCCAGCCGATATTATCGGAATGACTATCGCCTGTTGTGGTGGATACTGCAGCGAACGCGTTAATCACATTACCTAGCGGGACGTTTGCACCCACCGACAGATCCATCCAGTTTTTATCCTTTTCAGGCACAGCCGTTTCAAACGCCGTCTGTGTGGATTTGATACCGGCGCGAACACGTGAGTCGGTATCTCCCCAGGCATGATTATATTTCACCTCTGCCCACGGGTTGATCAGGAGATCTTTGGTATCCACGCGCCAGCCGATCGAGCCTGTCTGTGTGTGATTTTCCTGCGAACCGAATTTCATGGCCGTACTGGCATCACCATCTTCTGAATACCCACCGACATGAATGTAGTCCATCGAATAACCGAGAACGGGACTCGTTGAGAGGAAATCAGTGATCGGTAAATCCCAACCTGTCTGAACGCGGAAACCTAAATCTTTTCCATTCGCTGAACCGTGTTCGGTCCTGCGACCCTGCCCCAGTTTAAAGGAACGGTTGATGCCGTCGAAATCCAGATCAGCATAATGAACGTCGCCGTTTATCCATCCAAAGTCCAGATAACGGAGCTGGCTGTACGCGCCGAACATATTGCCGCGTAACTTATAGTTAAAATCACCGGTAGGTTTCTGGCGGCTGTTGGTGTTCGCATAGAGCAAACCGACCTGCCAGTCGTCTGTCACGTTATAGCCTGCACCGAATGTGAAATTCGTATTGTTAGCATTTCCATCGCTGGAACGATCATCTTTGAAATTATCGTGCGAACCCGAATAACCGAAGAACGTCGTCATGTCACCCTGAGGACCGTTCTCGCGAAGCTGCTGAAGGTTGCCGTCCAGAGTGCTTTGCGCCCCGCTCAACATCGCCTGAGGTGCAACGGAAAGTGAGCCAACCTGCTGAGGGGCATTGAGGATGGATTGAATATAATCGGCAATTATCTGATGAACTTCTGGAGTCGGGTGGAATCGGTCGGCGAACAGGTAATTCTCATCTTTATTAAAGCCAGCCTGATCACTATGACATTCGTTTGCCGCTGTGCCGGTAGGACATGCGGTGCCGACGGTATTGGTTAAACCGAACTGACCGGGGTTTGCAATAATTTCATCGAACAGACCGGCAATATCAGCCCTAACGATGTTGCCATGAAGCGAAGCTAAACCGGTTTCTTCCTGCTGGTTATAAGCATCAGCCAGCTGATTCACCTCACCACTCGCCTGTTTCCAGCCTTGATAGAGTTGATCAGCGATTGAAGCCTGCTGGTCTTTATCGGATGTTGCCGCCTGTGCCACCTTAATAAACGCTTCTTTCGCCGCAGCATCACGTGACGCAGCATCAGCGGTCTTCGCGCTGTTTAGGGATTGATAGGCAACTTGAACTGCCTGCGGACCGAGCTGACTGGCGACCGTTTCCAGAACAAACGGTGTGAAACCGAGATGGGGAACGTTAGGCACAATGACAGTTCCGGCACCAGCATTGAGCAATTGCCTTACCTGATTCACTGCGGCCTGAGCACTGTTCGATACAGTCTGAACGGCGGTAGAAGGATTGGCGATAGAGTTTGCGACATCGTTTGAACCGATCCAGTGGATATATAGACCGTGTGGATCCGCTTTGCCGCCATTCGCGTTCAGATAGGCATTCACCTGATCTTCAGTATCAATACCCGGATTGAGCTCAGGAACGGCATCAGCATTGCCCTGAGCAAAGTTATTGCCACCCTGAGAAGAAGGTTTGAGGGTTAATCCATAATGCTGAGCGATATGATCATCATAAAGTGCGTTCTTATCACCATCAACGGTAAAACGACCGACATTGCCACTGTCGCTGAGGCTGTCACCGAATACCGTCATTGAAGAGAAATGCTGAGCAAGTGCCGGGGAGGAAAGCACAGCCAGTACACTTCCGGTAACGAGTGAGAGCCTGAAATGTCTTTTCATGAAATCTCCAGAAACGAGGAATGATTTATTATCAGAAACTTATAAAGAACCCAACCGAACAGGCCACGGGTGAACTGATTATCTTCGTTCCATCTCTCAGGGATTCTCAATCTATGCGAAAGATTACCTAAGTAATCCCCTGTTTCTGGACATAAAAAAACCCGCATAAGCGGGTTTGAGTGAAAGGGTTAACTCAGAAATTCTCGTGGATGAATTTAGAGACCAGAGGAATGAACAACTCAGGTTCTTCAATGAACGGCATATGACCACTGTTCATGAACTCAACAAACTGAGCATCTGCGATCTGACTGGCAATATACTCGCCAGACATGGACAGGCAAACCCAGTCGTAATTCCCGGCAATAACCAGCGTCGGAATATCGATCTGTTTAATCTGGTCGGCAACGTTATAGACAGGCAGGATGTTTGCGACAAAGTAATCCATGATGCGCGGCTTAGCGTGGGTGAAAGCCATATTTGCCTTAAACTTCCACATGTTCTGCGGTGCCAGATAGTAAGGCCCAACATTTTCAAAGAAATCGCTGTGTGCCCTTGCACGGGCCTCATCAAAGATATCTGTGATGGATTGCGGCATAAACAATTTCGCAGCTATGGCCGTGACTTCTTGAGGGGCGCGATCATTCAGTGACGGCTCAACACGTCCGGCCTTTTCTTCTTCGGTAAGGTGATGGCCTGATGAGGTACTGACAAGGATCATGCCTCGTGCATAGTTTGGATAACGTAAAGCGAAAATCTGTGCAACGAACCCACCAGCGGAATGGCCCAAAATAAACGGCCTGTCCAGCCCCAGATAATCACACAGCGCTTTTACATCATCAGCACACTGTTCGAGCGTGATGGTGTTCATTGGCACGTCTGCAGAACGACCATGGCCACGATAATCGAGATAGATCAGGTTGAACTCGATACTCAGGAAATCCAGACCGGGGCGAAGATAGCCGTGGTCGAGCCCGAGCCCACCGTGAAGGACCACAATCGTCGGCTTCATCTTCATGGCTGGCGTGCTTGATGCGAGGCTTTCACCCATCACATCAAAGAAAATTTCCGTATCATTGATCATTGCAAACATAATCTATCCCTTAATCGTTTTGTGAAAGAATTGCTGAAGCAGGCTGGTGAAAGCACGAGGAGATTCAGCAAATGACAGATGGCAGGAATTATCAAACTCATAATATTCGGCATCAGAAATCTCGGAGGCGATGAGCCGCGCGCCGCTCGGTGGGGTAAGCCAGTCAAGCTTACCGGCGACAACCAGAGTCGGTGCAGTAATCTGATGAAGTTTCTTGCGAACGTCATAGGTCGGATAAATTTCAGTCACAAAATGATCAAGCATTGCGACATTCATGCCGCTGTAACCAAACACAGATTCATACTTATTCATGAAATCGGGCGCGAAGAAATACGGCCCTACTTCATGAAGCATTTTGTGAACCAGTTCTTCGGTTAATGTTTCCTCAGAGATCACTCCGGGTGCATAAACGCGAAGACAGGTGTTCACTATCTCTTGAGGCGCGCGTTCACTCAGCATCGGGTTCGGCGTTTCATCATGCGTTTTTTCGTAGGATGGTGCGGTGTTCACCAGAACCAGACCACGTAATTTGCCTGGATGACGAATCGCATAATGTTGAGCAACGAACCCTCCTGCACAGTGACCGATAATAAAGGGACGTGTGATACCGAGATAATCCATCATCGCTGCCACATCATCAGCCATGCTTTCGAATGTGATGGTGTTAATCACCACATCTTTTGAACGACCCGAACCAGGAAGATCGATATACACGACCTGTCCGTTTAGGCTGAGCATATCGAACCCACCACGCAAATAGCCGTGATCGAAACCAGATGCACAATGCAGGATGACATAGGTCGGGCGACGAACAAGATCGGTTGTGGATGTATCCAGTCCCTCCCCTACGACCTCAAAAAAAATTTTCTTACCGTTAACATTTGCAAACATAAACACCTCTTTGAAGTTTGGATGCCAGAGGTTGCGCGTCCCTGCGCCTGAAGTACTTCAAACACAACATACACTCAGAGAGACGCGTTCTTTTCCATGTAGGAATTGAACAGCCTCTTAAATAAGTCTGGTTCTTCTATGAATGGGAAATGGCCAGAATTAGCGAAGGAAACAAATTCGCTATTTGTTATCTGCTTTGAAAGCATGCTGCTATAAACTGCACCGACTGCCCAATCGTAAGCGCCAGCAATTAAAAGAGTCGGAACTTTAACGTTATTGATTTTTCCTTTTGAACTAAAGAATGGGGTAATTTTGCGATACTGGTTCACAAGATTAATTTTATAATTGAAGGTATCTGAAACCGCTTTGAACATATCCATGTTCTCCGGTGCCATGTAATACGGGCCCACTCGGGTGTTGTAATCCTCAAATTCCGAAAGCTTGAGATCAAACGCGCCATAAAAGAATAAATGCCCCAGATGCATCAGTTCAGGCGAGACGTCTCTGTCTTTGAGAAAAGTTTGTGGATAAGCCGATTCATCATCACCGGGAAGATTTGATGGACCCATTGAACTCGATACCAGAATGAGTCCATTCACCCGAGCGGGATATTTTATCGCCAGATTCTGTGCGATAAAGCCGCCCTGCTCATGGCCAAAAATGAACGCGGAATCGATCCCGAGAACGGTCATCAGTTCATTAATGTCATGGGCCATCTTGTCGAACGTAATCGTCGAGAGTTTAACGTCCGGTGAACGACCGTGACCGCGCATATCGACATAAACAATCTGATAATCAGCCTCAAGGTCGCTGAGGCCTAAGCGAAGGTAGGTATGATCGAAGCCATAACCGCCATTAATCGCGATGATGATCGGTTTTCCTGATGTATCAGGCGAATCAGATTCGCCATCAGGACCGCAAATATCATAAAACAATGTTGTGTCGGAGAGTTTCGCGAACATACGCACCTCTTTTAAGCCCAAGGTATGATAGGAACGGAAAGGAAATATTACGGATCGAACTGAGCGAAAAGTTATGTGCGAAGAAGGGATGTGCCGGGGAACCCGCCAAACGATAAGGGGTTGTCCTGACCGAACCTGAGCTTGCAGCCGGTTACTGAACCGGAACAGGTGTCGAGACTCGGGTCATCTACAGGATTGTTGAACTTGTCGAAATAGTTAGTGCCAGCGTAATCACACCCGTCGCCTGAACGGTACTTGCCACGCATACACCAGGTGCAAAGTGAATGCAGCTGCCGGGTGGGTATCTGCAAACCTTGCAAATCCATTGGGCTTGATAAGGCAAACTCGACCTGAATTTTGGTTTCGCTGGTTTTACTATCGATATAGAAAACGCGCAGTTTTTCCTGCGTTGGATCGGCGGTGAGATTACCGTCCGGGAAGTTTTGTTCATCAAGGTATTGGGACAGCGTGTCATGAATCGACACCTTAGCCTGAAGCATGTCCTCAAACTGTAAACAGAGCGCTGTGATTGAACCGTTGAGATTAGCAACGGTAAGACGGGGACTCGGTGCGCTACCCGTTGTAGAGATTTCCAGTCCCTCAATCTTACAAGGCCATGCGGCATACTCCTCGCCCTGCCAGAAAATTGATTTTGCCGGAAGGTTTGACTCATCACCATTCGCGGCAAGAATCTCAGCCTCGGTATGGGGGATGTTATGGGAATGGAAACGTAAAACTTCATCAACACCGAACGCAGAACCATCCACCTCATAAAGGCGAATTTCACTGCCCGGTTCAAGCTTCTGATAATCACTGGTCAGACTCATGGGGCAAAGGCCTGTGTGAATGTCGCGGTGAGTTCGAAAAGACCGGCACCAAGTGCCGTTGGGTTATAAGAGGAACAGCGGTATAAACCCAGAGGTTCTGAGGGAGGTTCCCATGCAAACGCATGATAGCCAGCGTGGTCGTCAAGAAAGGTTTTAATTTCGTCAATGAATTCTTCAGTGCCTGTGAACGTGAGATTCCAGTTCTGGCTGCGGTTATTAATGCCGTTTCCAGCGACCTGCGTATATCCATCACCGAACTGAATAGATCTCACGTTGAAGGTCATATCACCTGATGCATTGATCCGCGCACACCAGGTGAATGTTTCAATCGCCATAGAGCATCCTTAATCGGAGGACGACAAGAATTTTTCCTGAACATGTTTAGGCAAAAGCTTGATAAGGTTTTCGAGGCTATCGCGATGCATGAAACGAATGTCATGTTCAATCAACATGTCCATCACATCATCTTTAAGACGAGCTCGTGCTTTCTGTTCGACCTCAAGCGGGGTCGGTCGGTTTTTCATCGTTTCTGGATCCCACATTTTTTACCTCATGAGTTTATCGTCGCCCCTTAACCACGCGCCCGATATCACCGTCATCACGGAGATCACGAGTAAGGTTTCGTTTATACCGCTCATCAACAAATCGACCGATTTCATTACCGAACTGTCGCCAGTCGGCACTATTGGTGGTTGAAGATGATCCTGAGTCTGAAATGGTTATATTGACGGTGACACCACCGCTGGCTGAGGACGAACCGGAATTAAGTCCGCTGGCTTTAACGCCCAGCGAACCATCAGCTGCGCGCTGAAGAGGAATAATGGCCTCAGGGCCATCTTCGCCCATGAGACCTGCACCACTGGCGAAGCGAAACATCGTTGGCGAACTGACAATGGAATTACTGAATGCGCTTAACCCGCGACCATAAATACCACCCTTCGCATTCGCCGTTGTACCTCCACCGAAAAGGCTGGATAAACCGGATACCGCTGAACTGAATAATCCACCGGCACCACTAAACAAATTTGAGGCTGCAGCCTGCAACGCAACTTTCTCAATCATCTGAAGAACGGACACACTCCACTGTTTCCAGCTGACCGTATTTCCCTCAAGGGCAGAATTAACATTATCTAGCGCGCTACTCATTGCAGTGGATACGTCGCTTGAGACGGTTCCGGCGATATCGTTGGTAGACTCAACCCAATTGGCGAAACCATTCTTCGCACCATCGAGCCAGTCAGACTGAAGGGCATCAAGATTTTTATAATAATCCTGCTGATTACTGATCCGGGTATCCAGTGCTTTACTGAGGGCGGCAGTTTCCTGATCGTACACACTCTGATCGATATCGCCTGTCTGGCGTTGCCGGTCAAGGTCCTGCTGCTGCTGAAGATAATCTTGCCGAATGCTGATGATATCCTGCAGGCGCTGCTTCTCGGTATCGCTCAGACCGAACCCTTGTGTCTGCACATTATTGGATGCCTGGGCATTCTGATTCTGATTCTGTAGGTTTGTGATGTACTGCTGAACGGCCAGATTATCCTGATTCGCCTTTTTCACAGCATTCAGGCGGTCAACTTCGCTGGCCAGATCGCGAAGTCGGGTTTTCTGAGCATCATTAAGCGATTTAAGATTGCCAGACTGAAGGTTAAAGTTCAGCTTCTGAAGTTCAGTAACCTGATTCCCACGTTGCGCACTGGTATTAATGGTGGCGATCATGCGCTGATACTGAAGAGTCGCTGAGCTATATGCGCTCGCTAACTGCTTAGCAGCCTGATTCGCCTGATTGGTTTCTCCAGGATCGAGGTTGAAATTCTTTGGGGCAACGGAAGCACTCTGTGTCGGTAACTGAATATTCCCGAGACCGAGTGAGTTAGTGCCGGAATTCTGCTGAGCGTTATACGCAGCGAATCCACCCGCTTTAAAACGATCACCCACTGTGGAGAGTAATGACACGAATTGAGCCGCACGACTGGCAACGACACCAAAGTCCGCAACGAGCGAGGCAACGCCGCCGACCAGTTTAGTGAGTCCCTGAAGCACGGTAGGATCGGTAAAAACCTCACGAATCCGGTCAAGCCCTCGTTGAAGCGGTGACAAATCAACCTGAGCCAGTCCACCAGCAATCTGTGTTTTCAAGCCATCAACCTGACCGCTCAAATCCTGAAAGAAATTACTGACTCGAACGAGTCCTTCAATCTGGCTTTCTGACGGAGCGATGCCGTAATCACGGGCATTCTGTTTAAATTCGTTGAGTTGCTTGTTGTTGTTCTCAAGCAATGGCAGCAGACGTGATCCATCATTCACGAGACTTTCGAGAATATTGGTTTTACCCGCCTGAGAAATGTTAGAACGATTAAGCGCGTCACCAATCTGGGTCAGAATTTTATCAGGGGAAAGTTTCTGAAGCTTAATGGCGGACAGGCCAAGCGTATCAAGTGCCTGCGCTGCTTCACCACCCTGATTAAGAACGGCATCACCGATTTTGTCGTTCACATCCTTGAAGATATCGGAAATCTGATCCCCGGCTATCCCGGCACGCTGTGCGGCATATTGCCAGGCTAACAGGTTCTGAGTGGATATCCCAAGGGACTTAGCCCACCTGTCGGTCTCTGTTACTTGATCGGCGGTATTCTTCACCAGAGAGAGTGTGGCCGAACCAATACCGGCTGCGGCTCCTGCTGCACTCACTGCAACAGCGGCAAGAGCGGCACCCACCTCAAGAGCAGCGGCTTTGGTATTCCTACGCCATTTATCAGACGCGCGTTCGGCCTGATTCAACCCTGCGACAAAGCCACCCACTTTAGCGATCAGGTCTATCGTCAGTGTTCCAAGAGAACGAGCAGCCATATTAGCCCCATAAAAAAACCCGCCGAAGCGGGTTACTTTTCAGACGTAAGAGCGAAGACATCGTTTGAGCTCGCGAATGTACTCCGTTCCTAAATTTTCAGGAATGCTTTCAGCGAGAAGAATCACATCAGCAAAATGCTGATTAAATAAGGCGTTTGCACTTTTATTCGGGTTCATGTGAATGAATTTCAGTGCCTGAAGCTGGATGCCTTCATAACATAACTCAGGGAAATTATTCACATACACAATCGGTTCAGGACCACCCTCACGAATAACCTTCGCTCGCTGGATATGATCATACCGTTGTTCATGGCGATAGTTATAAATACCCGCACCAAAGCAGGCGATACACAGTCCGATGAGCATCATAACCACATGACCATTAAACTGATCATGAAGATCAAATTTTCTTAAAAGATGGTGAAACATGAGCAGTGCGACGAATAATCCAAGTAAAAATAAAAGAGAGCCTAATTTAGTATACTTCTTCATAAATCCTCCGATATCAAACAACTACAGAGGAATCATAAAACCTGGACAAAAAAAAACGGATCGAATCAAGCGGTCAATGCCAACTTGTCATCGCATCGCTAAGCGTGATTGGCCCCTCCTCTTTCGGTTCGGGATGGTTAAAATGCTCAGTGAAATCTGAAGGTATGTAGGCTGGCGATTTACTGTCGCGATTCACATTCGCAATCACTGATGAGATCACCCCTCCCGCCCACTCTGTTCGAAGTCCGGGGTTAAGAGAACCGTATTTGTTTCGGTAAAGCGCCCAGAGTTTGAATTCAGGGTAAGTGAGTGTTTCTTTTGCATGTGCGATGGTTTGGCCACCGATACCATTCAGGACAAGCTCACACCAGAATTCGTCTTCTTCGGTGAGTTCGTATCCTTTCCCAGATCATTGACCTCCTGAATAGCGAGTAATAACGAAATGGTAAGCGCACCGTCCAGCGGTCCACGGTCAGGATCGGCCTCTCCTGTAATATCCTGCGGAGTGAAAACGGGCTTGCCTGACTCATCACAAATGCTGGCGGCGATACGACCGGCAATACCATCAATTTTCCCACCGATTGCCATAATATCTGAGGTTGCAGTCTGATAACCCATCGGCCTGATAAACACGGTTGCAGTGAATGTGTCTTCACCCTGTACCCACTCAATCTCCTTTTCGACGGGACGCCCTGTGAAGGCACCGATTGTTTTCAGGTTATCGATCGTAAGCTGCATATTACCCCCATAAAAAAACCCGCCGGAGCGGGTTTTGATTAATTTGTTGAGTATGTTTTGTGAACTGTGCTTTTTAGCTGATAGATGAATTGCTGCCGTCCATCGCGCCAGATTGGCAATTCGATTGTCACATGCTGATGACTTTTTACTTCTTTAATGAATCGAGCTGAGTTATCTAAAAATAAAAAATCATTACGCCCACCAGTGGAACGTGAAAGCGAAAATGTTTCTATTTTACCGTCATCAAATTTCACTGAAGCAACACAGCCATCAAATCCACAATCAAACTGGCCATCAGTCAGATGAAAGTAAACCTGATTAGGTTTGATAGACTCACGTTTTAAACCTTTATGTTCTTTGACATTCCCTGAAACCAACACCAAATCAACCCATGAGCCCTTTTCATAGGGAAAATCTAAAGTGACATGGTTCTGAGAACGATTAGCTTCATATCTGCGGATCGTATTTCGCATATCATCGTGATCATACTGAATTGACCACGGGTCGATCCCTTCAACTTTTTCAATTACTGGTTTCACAGGCAAAGTCGATGCCACGGCACTCGACATAACACTGACATGAGATTCGGTGTTTCCGTTGTAAGGATGAAAGTAATCAAATGATGCGATTGCTGAAAAAACAAAACCACCAACTAAAACTGCTGCACCTAATTTTTTAATAAAGTTCATGTATCATCCCCTTCAACTTGATGAAGCGGATGATACATTGTATATCCTACTTAACTTTGATGATTTATGCTATGACCCAGCCTCATCACCTTTCGGCACCCAGATCCCTGCCCCAGAACGCTGAATGGTTCCTGTCGACTGAACCACTGTGTTCGCCTGGAAGTCGAACGGAAAATCAGAAACGTAACCTTTGAAAACATACCATGTGCGATCGGTGGGCAGAATGAGCCCATCGACTGCAATATCGGAGGTGCCGGTATCATCAACCATCGGCTCTCCCTCGCCATCACTCCAGCCTATCGCAAACACCAAATCGCTCTGATCCGCGTTTTCAGCCAGATTACTTAACATCAGGTGACTCGCGTTTGAGGGATCAGCATTCAGTGTGAGTGACGCCTGTGCCGGTGTTCGGAGCCCCTTCTTATAGGTACGAGTGCTTTTCTCACTCAGACAGGTATCTTCAATCTGATCCGCTGGTGATGAGCCGGGGTTAAATGCGGTAATACACTCGATTTCGCCCACGCTAACGTTATTGTAAACATAAAGCTGAGTGCCCTGAGTTAAAACAGACATAGGATCTCCAGACGAAAAAAAACCGCCTTTCAGCGGTTGGTTTCAGATGTTTAACGTAAAGTCATCCAGTCAACATCGAACGAATAGCGAAAGTATTTTTTGTCATCGTCGATGACCTGAACACCCCACCGAGTGATATAACAATGCGGTTCAATAGCGTCACGGATAGCAGTTGCAATAGTCCTTACCTCCGCTGCTGTTTTGGCATAAATATCGACCTGAAATGACCAGGTATCGACATCAGGCAAAGTTCCCAGATATTGCTCAGGAGCCCCACCGTAATTCTGAAAGGTGCCATAAGGAGGAACAACTTCTTCAGGCTTATTATCGAAAGAATAAAAACGCAAAATCTTCGGCCCTAACAATTTAAGAACCGTTGGGTCCTGAAACAGAACTTCGAAAATCGGTGCGTTAATCATGAAGGTGCCGCCCTCCGTCTTGCGCGCTTAATCGCTCTATCCAGAGACTTTTCATATTCAGACGTAAACGTATGAAGAACATCATTCATGCTCTGGTCCATTGCTGGGCGCATGATTGGCCGTGCAGACATTTTAGATGTGCCGAACTCAAGTAAGCGCCAGTGAGGAGTCGGCGCGTTCTGACTCAGATCAGGGTGATCGGCAAGAACAGCGCCCCCGAGAACGCCGATGCGAAAAGCAATATTCCCGTTTTGCCTAAACTCTCTTCCGTTAAAACGCAGAGCAATGTTATCGCGAATACTGCGTCCAGTTTCAGGGTCGTCAAGCCTTGCGGCGTTCTGCTGCGCGCGTTGAACGATAATATTACCCGCTTTACGTAGCGCAGCACGTCCACCCCGCCTGCGAACATCATCAGAGACCTCAAAAAGTTTTCCCAACAGTGATTCAACACCGATGATGGAGAAATCGATACCATCAGCCATCGTTCAGCCCCTGTGAGCAAGGAAGCGTAAGGTAATCCAGACCGGATAAGAGATCAGGCAAAACGGCTTCAACGTTATAAATTTTGCCACGATGAACAATGCGCCAATCAGCGTTTATATCCTCGCGATAACGTATTGTTAAACGAGCTACAACCTCAGACGCAAGCGCATTTGCAGTGACAAATTCCCGGCCCGATAACGGAGCCACCTCAGCCCAGACTTTTTGAACACTTACCCATGACTTCGTGATATCACCGGTAGTTGGATCCTGCGTTTCACTGAAAAACTGGAGATCAACTTTATGTTTCAGAATCCCGGCGTCCATCACTCATCTCCGTGGTTTCCCGCTCAGATAAGTTTGAGCAGGCAAATCGTCGTCAACTAACATTGTTTCGTAAATAAGCCCGATAAGTCCTTCATTTGACTCAGCTAATCGAGTTATCGCCGCTGTCTGATCCTTTAGGGCTTTTACTAGTTCGTTTACCGATTGTTCGTTCATAAGCTAGTCGGGCCATCTTCTTGATCCATTCGCGGCGCGCGGCGCATCCACTACAGGCCATGAGCCCCTCCTTCAGATAATGGTGGGTTTTCGAAGTGAATAGATGATGGTTGTCACGGTAAAGGGAAGATAGCCTTGATGATAAACCGTCTCCTCTTCACCGTTTCGCACACGGTCCCACACGCCCACCAGCAAGAGCGTGGCCATCTTCACCCGGTCGAGTTCGTTGGTGCCGGTGATGACCTCACCATCATCATCGACCAGCACATCACGAGAACTTTGAACGTAATCGAGGATCGCCGCTGAGGCAGAATAGATTTTCTGCTGCAGGTCATCATCCGCTTCACTATCATCAACGCGGAGATGGGCTTTCACCTCTTCGAGTGTAACGAAGGCAATCATTCACGGCTCCTCCCATCACGACCGCGTTTCACTGCCAGCCGCCACCCATTTGAACCAGCCTCATTTGGACGGTCTGTGGTGTCCTGGTAGCAATGCCACACTGAACCACCAAAGGTTACGCAATCCCCGGCGAAATATTTGCGGCCTGGCTGATAAATATCACGGTAAATCATCACAGGCAGAGTAAAGCGTTTCTCTTCAGTCTTGCCATTAGAGGTGCTGAGAGTGAAGGTGAAATGTCGATCATCAGATTGTTCAATGTTGATATCATTGAGTCCGTTAACTACACATTCAAACCCGCTGAGTCCTGCTGTTTTCTGGTATGCGCGCCATAATCCACCGTTATGAAGGGCATAGGTGCCACGAGGATAACTTTTCGCGGTATCAATCTCTGGCATCACCTCGATTTGAAGTCCGTCTTTACCATCTTCACCTTTTCCGGGTTCAGGAAGCTCGATAGCCTGAACGGCTTTGGTCACGGCATCAGACACCAGCGCCTCAAAGTCAGGGAATTCAGGAAGGACGACAGGTTCTGGTTCCGGGATCGGGAATTCAGACACGGCACGTTCAACCAGCGCGTAAATATCGGGGAGTGGTTCAGGTTCGCGAGGCTGAGGGATCTCAATCGCCTCAACAGCCTCACTCACCATCTGTTTGATATCCGGCAGAGGTTGTGGTTTCGGCAATTCTACCATCTTAAACGCCGCATCAACCATCGCTTTCACCTCATCATGGTCAATCCCTACGGGTAAAACGAGGTTGTTGAAAGCCTCAGATATCATCTTATCTATATCCGGCAGCGGTTCAGGTTTCGGGAGCTCGATGGCGGAGACGGCTTCTGCAACAATATCGGAAATTAACTGTCCGATATCCGGCAGAGGCTCAGGTTCAGGAATATGAATCTCAGCAACAGCCGCTCTGATCATTCCCTCGATATCCGGTAAAGGTTCTGGCTCGGGTATCTGAATCTGGCTCACTGCCTCGCGAACCAGCTGCACAATATCAGGCAGCGGTTCAGGAGCAGGAACTTCAATCTCTGCGATAGCAGCACGAACCATGCTGTCGATATCCGGGAGAGGTTCAGGCTCTGGGATCTGAATCTGATTTACGGCATCGCGAACGATTTGTGCTACATCCGGTAACGGTGCCGGTTCAGGTAACTCAATCGCTGACACGGCTGAACGTACCATCTCTTCAATATCAGGCAGTGATTCTGGCTGTGGAATCTCAATATCGTTCACAGCAGCCTGAACCATGCGAACTACGTCCGGCAGCGGTTCAGGCTGTGGAATTTCGATAAGACTCACCGCATCGGCGATCATTTGCTGAATATCGGGTAACGGTTCTGGTTCCGGCAGTGAAATCGACGCGACAGCTTTTTTTACCATTGAGTCGATATCAGACAGCTGAGGCGGGACTGGTATCTGAATTTCACTGATCGCCTCTTTAATCATCCAATGAATATCAGGTAAAGGTTCAGGTTCAGGGAATTTCAGTGAGGAAATCGCATCAGCGATCATTTTGGCCACATTCGGCAACGGTTCAGGTTCAGGGAACTGAATTGCACCGATCGCCGTCTCAATCATGCCTTTTACGTCGGGTAACGGTTCAGGTTCGGGAAACGAGATCTTTGCGACTGCCTCTTCCACCATTTTCGAAAAATCGGGTAATTTCACCGGTTCAGGTTGGGGAATGATGATCGCATTCGCTGCATCACTGATAAGCGTCTTAATTTCATCAGCACTCAGTGTTTCAACATGCTGAGCCTCAAAAGCGCGTGAAACCATGTCCTGAACATCCGGTAATGGCTCAGGCTGAGGAATTTTGATTTCAGAAACTGCTTTGGCCACCAGTGACGACACATCCGGGATCACGACCTCAGGTTGCTCTATTTGGGCATAAACCATCGCGGCGATCGCCGACTCATCGACCTCACGCTTTTCGAGCTCAGCAATCTGGTTCTGAAGCGTGGCCAGAAGAGCATTCTGATCCTCCATCGCTTCTTCAAGATATTTTTCCTTCTCCTCATCGATTTTGATGATTTCTAACTGACCCTGAATCAGCGCATCCTTTTCCATGACAATCGCGTCGAGCTCGGTGCGCATTTCTTTTCGGGCCTCCTCAATCTTTTCAGAAAGTGACTTTCTGATGATTTCGGCAAAACCTCTTTCACGTTCTGTAATCATTCGGAAACCCGTAAATTGATCTGGCTCATCAAGCAAAGATGCAAACTCGCGAGACTCATCATCTGAAGGGGGCTGATTCGGGTCGTTCGGATCTGAGGGGGTATCATCATCGTCAGTATTTGCCGCAGGTGCAGCTGGCGCAGCCGACCCGAACGGATTGTCCTGAGCATCGCGTTTCGCAAGTGCGGAAAGAGAATAGTTCTGCTGCTGAAGGTAAGGTGTGTCGCCACCCTCAACCGGTTTCATGTTCTCTTTAATGCGCGCCTCATTCGGTGCCAGGAACCCTGAACCAATGCCGTCACCGTAGGTTTTATAGCGCGTGGCCGTATCCATGCGTAACAGGCTCGAATGATCGAACTCAACGCAGGTTTGCTGATCAAGGTCGAACGTATCAGCCAGCAGCGTTTCAATCGCTGTCATGTGGACCTGAAGGCACTGTGAATAATAGGCCTGTTCAAGTGCTTCAATGTTGTTGTAGGACGGAGCCTGCCCGGTATCGATTTTGTAAAGTGGAACCCGAAACGTTGAGGCAACAAGTTGGTTTGAAAGATTGAGCTGCTCCACCAGCTGCGAGTCCGTTGCAGTCTGTGATACCGCGACAAAACTGGCACCATCGGCGAGTAATGCGGTCTTACCGGCATTCTCACCTGAATAACCAGAATTCCAGTTATCTTTAATCTCTTTGGCTTTATCCGCATCGACTGAACCCGGTACGACAATAATCCCGCCCGGTTTCCCGCCGTTCTTAAAGGTATGGGCAGAGTTACGAAGCATGGCCTCGCCACCGATTGCAGCAAGTCCAGAGGCATAGACGGGGGATAACCCGCACAATGGATGGAAAAGCGTGTTAAATCGGTCGTGAATCAGTTCTCTCGCGGGAACAAATAACCCTCCGCTTAACCCGTTAAGTTCATCAGTGAGGACGGAATAGAAGATCTCACCATCATCGGCAATATAAGGAATGACACGGCGGGGATCTAATACTCGCAACTGTCGCACCCTGTCACCTGCATCACGTAATTTCAGGATGTAGGCGTTACCGTGTGCCAGCTTTGAGATCATCCACAGTTCGAGGAACTGCATGGCCGTTTGATAAAAATTAGGTTTAATTAATAACGGGGTAAGCGCTGGATTATTCGTCTCAACCCAGATCCCATTAGACTGTCGACGTTTAACCGCGATAGGCATCTTCGCGATATCACTGGAAATCAGGGAAATACAGGAAAAAATCGCAGGGTAAGCCAGAACGCTATCAAGTCGGATCTCAATGTTTTGTTGCCATGCACCGCTAAAAGGCTCAAGAACGCGACTCCACGCACCTGAATTAATCGAATGAAGCGCTTTTCCCTCTTCCTTCGGTTTACGTCGAAGAAAATTGAACATCGTGTCATTTCCCGTTTTTTCTGGGCTTTGGCTTAGGCTTGCGTTTACTTTGCTTCGTAACGGTTTCGATTATTTCGACAAATCCAGCCAGTTGCAGGATCAGCGCGTAATCCCCGCGAATGAATTTACGTTCACCGGCAAAGGCATCATGGGTATTTTTTAAATATCGCACTTGAGTCATGGTGATTAAGGCGGGGCATTGCCCCGCCCGGCTCCTTAGCTACCCGCTGAAACGCCGTAATCAACGCCGGTCACAATGGACACTGCGGCATCACGACGACGCTGCCAGTTGATCCAACGTTCTGCACGAACAGCTACGCTGTTTGTCTGGAACATGGAGACCAGCTCAATCGGTGTTGGGGTGATGGAATCGTGAGTCGGTGCGCTCTGCATTTCCAGAGAGGCTTCAGTCGAAACATCGATCGCCACGCCACCGTCATCAGCCAGATAGATGTTTGGTGCATCCACAAGGATCAGCGAATCATCGATGTACTGAGACACGATGACCGGCAGGCCGTTGAAAGTACCGCCGAACATGGTCATGTCAGGGTATTCACGCTGGCCCAGCGCGTTTTTACGCTGTGACAGAGTGAGCGCAGTGGTGCTGGACATTAACCACACAGCGCCGGTCGGTGAAAGGTTGGCATTGATGAACACGCTCAGTGCGGTATTCGCATCCTGATCCGGGACGCCGGTTGAAGGTGAAGATGCGGCACCGTTTGTGACTGACGCCGGTGAAACACCGTCGACGGCGGCTTTAGCTGGATCGATGAAGTCCAGATCCAGACGCTCAACCACAGCATCAGCAAGGGACTGGCGAACCAGTGAATCGGCTGAAGGTGTGGACAGGCGGATCACCTCATCGGTCAGAACAGCAATCGCGGCGACTTTGGTGAAGCCCAGGGTGATTTGAGAGAAATCGAAGCTGGTGAGTGGCTTCGCTTTACCCTCACCGACCCAGTTCGCTGCACCGCCGGATGTTTGTCCTTTGATGCGAACGTTGAACGGAATACGGGTCAGACCTGGAATGCCGTTGTTACCGAAACGACCGATGATGGTTTGTGGACGAAGGAACTCGATGAAATCGGCGGTGTAATCCTGAACAGTGACCAGATTGCCAGCCCAGTTTGGATCAGACGTGGAACCGGCAGAGATCAGATCTTTCATCACACTTTGTAGTTTGATGTCATCTGGATACTGATATTTTGCCAGCATGGCGGCCTCAGATTTCATGCCCTTACTGGCGGCAAGCAATTTGGCCATTCGGGCGAAACCGATGCCTTTTTCAAGCTGTTTCTCAACATGGATCACGGCGGGTGCCTGGTTGGTTTTGGTAGTGGTAACAAGATCGCCACCAGCTGCAGGCTGCACCGGTTTCGCGGTTGCCGCTTTCTGGGTTTCCAGATCGCGCAGGCGCGACAGGTGTGAATCAATGCTTTTCACTTCATCGGAAATACCGTCGTACTTTTCAACCTCTTCAAGATCCAGAGTACGGCCTTCCGAATACGCTTTTTCCATCACTTCGGCACGTTCAGCATCCAGTGACGCGCGTTTCATTTCGAAGGATTTAATTTGCTCTCCGACGTTCATTGTTTTTTCCTTTGGTTTTACAGATTTTTGAATAGGTGCTGAAACGCCAGCCGGTTTTTTGAGGTGAACGACTCGATGAGTCGGTTCAGGTGGAATTGACGAAGGGCCAGACGCGGCGCGCAATTCCAGGTCAATGTTTTTCACAGTGGAAATGGTCCCTTCAGCGTTTGCCGGGACGGTCACAACTGAAAGCTCGTACCATTCCCACGATGAAAAGCGGATCCCGCCGTCATCGATGTAGGCATATTCGATGGGGCGAAAACCGATAGATAAACCCTTAACAAGTCCGAGACGGATGGATTGCCACGCCTCATCGAGACGGGCTGCGAGCTGGCTGGGGGCGTCGGCGCGGGCGAGCTGAGCCTTGATTTCGATCCCCTCGTCAGTTACGCGGGCTGACGTAACCTCACCGATGGGTGAAAGGTGATCGTGTTGCCATAGAAGCGGGATCGGTAATTTGAATTCGGCCCCGTCCGGCATCACAACATCCCCATAACGGTCAGGAGTTGGTGTGGTGGCAATGCCGGTGATTTGTCGCGTGTTCTCGTTTACAGCCTTGAGCTGAAGAAGGCTGACCGCGCGTTGATGGTCCATTTGCTGAACTCCAGGCACAAAAAAAGCCTGCAGAGCAGGCTTAGTTTGTTCATTTTTTTTCGAAATGGGGTGTTATGGTTCTTTCGCCCAAAGAGTCAGGGCTGTGAATAAGATTCAGAGGGTTAACATTTTGATAAACATTACAAAAAAAGGACTTTCAAGGAATATTAAACACCGGTTCCTTAAAACCGATGAGCTCAGACGTTTCTCAATCGCCCTCGCCGTTCTTGCGGTGACGGTTCTGGCGTTATGCCTGTTGAAAACGTAAGGAGTTTGCATGTTCTCAAAAAGTTTCACGGTCGACCCTAAGCATATTGATTTTCAGGGTGTTGTTGATGGCCTCTATTATCCGTTTTATATGGAATGGACCCGTCATGAATTCATGAGAACTGTTCTCGGGATCGACATAGAACAGCTTTTTGAGCAAGGCCAGATGTATATCGTTGTTGAATACTCGCTTCAGTTTCGTAAAAGCCTTAAACGCGGAGATATGATGGAGGTCACTTGCAAGATGGAACGCAATGTAAAACCGACTCGGATCAACTTCGTTCAATCGATAATGGTTGATGGTCAAACATATGCGGAGGCGACATTTGTCTGCACATGTCTTTATCGTGGACGACCAACGATCCCTCAAGCCATCTTTGATGCAATTGATAATCAATAATTAACACGGGGGAAGCCTTTCCCCCTTTATCAACTGTGGAGAACTTCTATAAAAAAATGATATTTCAAAAAATAATTAACAAATTGAAAGAGATACCCAAATCATTCAAATATAAAGAAATAGATGGCATTCGTTATTACACGATAAACAAGCATGTCGCGCGTGTTGAATTCGACAAAGACCTCAATATGTATGTCGGTACTTTCGAAAATATGCGGTCGATGACCTGTTTTTTTGCCTATTACGAAAAAGATATTCAAGGTTACGGTGCTGAAGCACTCAGAAGTTACTTTTCACACTGTAAAACGAACGATCTCAATCCATACAAGTCATAAAAAAAGGGGCCAAATGGCCCCTTCTCTTCATCCCCAGAATCGTTCTGAATCGAATCGAAACGGTTTCACGTATACAGGCAGGTCTTCAAGACGGTAAATACAGTCCAGAAACACATCAGACTGATAGGCGGCCATCGTGATCGATTTACCGTGTTTGATGCCCATGTTCTCAAGGAGCGCTCTGCTGTGAAATTCCCCATGCTCACGCATGGAAACAAGGTCGATGATCAGATCGGATTTGTTCATAATTGACGTCCGTTTTTCTTTAAAAAAGCGATTGTCGGAGATTGTCAGTCTGAAAAACTCATAATTCATGCGGATTACAGATAGGGAAAAGCCCGGAACAGTGACCTTAACTTATTTTCTAAGATTTCCTAACGCACTGATAACGAGCTCAACATTATTTGGTTCATTTTTGTTGAAATCCGAACAGTAAGACAATCGCTCACTTTGTGTGTTTTTTAAACTAAAAAAACTGGATAATTAATTCTCTCTTATGTGTGTCCACCGCCGAAGATTACTGATGAGAATCTTGTGAGGTAATGATGCGAAAGATTGCAATTATTGGAGCCGGTCAGTCAGGTTTACAACTCGGGATAGGATTAGTTTCAGCTGGTTTTAAAGTTACAATTTTCAGTGACAAAACACCGGCTGATCTTCTAACAGGAAAGGTGCTTTCAAGTCAGTGTATGTTCAACAATGCGTTAAACACGGAGCGTAAACTTAAAATCAATTACTGGGAATCCTCTGTTCCTCATCTTTATTCGTCAGAAATCACCATCATTGACCCTGAAAATCTTGAAAAAAAGATTCACTGGACAGCTTCATTCACTAATAGTGCTTATTCTGTAGATCAGCGCTTTAAAAATTCGTTACTCATGTCAGACTTTCAGAACATTGGTGGGAATCTGATTATCGACAAGGTTAACATTTCTGACCTCGAATCCATCGCTGAGGATCATGAACTTGTAATCGTTGCGACAGGTCGAGGCGGACTTTCATCAGCTTTCCGAGTTAATGAATCTGAAAGTCTCTTTGAGATGCCACAACGAGCGCTGGCTTTGACATATGTTAATAATATGAAGCCTCAAAAAAGCTCTGTAAACTTTAATGTTATTCCCAACATTGGTGAATACATTACTTACCCGGCCCTCACCATAAATGGTTCTTGTGACATCATGATTTTCGAAGGTATACCGGGTGGTCCTATGGACTGTTGGAAAAAAGAATTCACGAGTGCCCAACATCTGATGACAAGTTTGAGCATTCTTGAAAACCTGATTCCATGGGAATTTGAACGTTGTAAAAATGTTTCCCTCACTGATGATCGTGCGTTCGCATGCGATAGTCTAACGCCATGCGTTCGTGACCCAATCTTAACCCTGCCTTCAGGAAAGCTTATTTTAGGAATGGGTGACTCAGTAATTGTTAATGACCCTATCACAGGACAGGGAGCAAATTCAGCGGCTAAATGCGCCGATATTTATTTGAGTAGCATACTTGAAAACCCAAAAAGATTTGATCGTGATTGGATGGAAAAGACGTTTAGTGTCTTCTGGGACTATGCCTCTCATGTGGTCGCATGGACGAATTCTTTTTTGTCGCCAATGACACCACACATTTATTCTTTATTAACGAACGCACAAACCGATCCGACACTTGCCAGCAAGATTGTGAATGGTTTTGACGACCCCAGGACGGTCTATCCGTGGTGGTATGGCCCTGACTGATTACTAACATTCCTGAAGAGGTAAAAATTCTGCCTCTTCATATAAAGAACACACCATAATCTTTTCTAACCGGACCGGGGTTCAGGGCCATCAACTGGATGGCATCGAACAGCGCCATCAATGGGTCAATCTTGCCGGTTCCGCTGGCCTGCTTGGTGATGAGCGTAGCGTTACCCGATGGCACGACTTTTGCGTTTGAGACACACCAGTTCATCAGCGGCTGTTTGGCGTGAATGAGTGCGCCCTCAGCAAGCTTACGTTCAGTGGTCTTAATTGCCCCACCCAGCCGCCACCCCTGACTAATCCCGATGATTGAGTCCTGTGGAACCCCTGCCTCAACCATGGCATCGAGCAACATACCCACGCCAGCAGGGTCCATGCCGACTTTATCAAGAAGGCCTGAGGTGTATATTTCCATTACAATCGCAGCAATCTGTTCAAAATCTTCACCAACCTCATCGACAATGGTGAAATCACCGTTCGCGACGAAATCATTTAGCCGACTTTCTTCACTTTTTCTTCGTTCAATCGCTTTACGTGTGGCCCATCCATGTGACCACGAGAGCCAGAGCCGCGTATCTTTCTCACGACCCACAATAGAGACACCTAATAAATCGTCCAGGCCCCCGCCATCGATCCCGACACAGATCACCTCTGAGTGAGCAAGGATATAATCGAACGTGATACGTGAATCTTCCTGCTGTTCCCAGTAATCCACACCCGGCCAGCGGTCGTTTCTAAGATTCAGGCCGATTTCGACGTTCAGATGTTTTGCCAGAAACTGCTGATAGGTGCCGTCAGTCTTGTTCCGGTATTTCCTGAACTCACCCTCCAGCCAGCTCAGGCTAACTGACCGACCGATGTTTGGGTTCGTAATATAGAAATTATCAGTATTCTCGAAAGCTTTACTCTCGATCATCGACTCGGGGAACTCATACAAAATTCCGAGCGTTTTGGGATCGTGGATTACCCCGTCACGCACATCGCGCCAGTAATCGAGCTTTTGTTTGAAAATTCCGGTTGGGGGCTCATCACTCTGGGTGGTGAGAAAGATCACCCAGCCTTCATTGCGTGAAACCTGCCCTCCGAGGGCTTCCATGAACATCGATTCTGCTTTTGCGCGCTTACCGAAAATCCACAATTCATCGACCAGAATACGACCAGATTTTTTACCTGAGACAGTATCGGTATCCGCTGCGACGACTTTCAGTGAATTTCGATTTATACGGTGTGTGATAGTGCGTGTGTGATCCTGAACGTGGAAAATATCAGATAGTTCATCATCGGATCGAATCATCGAGGCTGCAGGCTTGAAACTGTTATCAGCGACCTCTTTTGTTGGTGCAAGAATTAAATGCTCTTCATCCTCCCGCCAGCACAGAATCAATGCGGTAAGCATGATGCCTGCAGCGATAGTCGACTTCGTGTTTTTTTTTGAAATAAGAAGTCCATACTCGCGGATCATCTGATTGCCGGTCTCAGCGTCATAACCACCAAAGATGGCCGACACGAAATCAAATACAAACTGATCAGAGCACTCCCCGAAAGTCGGCTTGCCTGGCAAATCCGAGATCCTGAGCTGTTTAAATATCTGGAGACCGATTTCGGCGTTATCAGGATAGATTGGTGGAGGAATGATTGATTCGCGATTTCTAAGCTTATTCTCCCAGTCAGGGCAATCTGTGCGCCAGCTCACCATAATAACCTCTGTGAAATAAGCTCGCTTTGAGAATATTTAAGTGATAATTCATCCTAAGGTAATTACTTTCAGCGAGGCCAAAATGCGAATAATTAAGGAATTCACATTGCGAACCCAATACAACACACCTGAGGAAATGATTAAGGAGATTGAGCTCCTGAAGCTGGTCGTTGGCCTGATGTTCAGGTTCTATAACAAAGCAGCCAAAATGGATCTCATTGGCACTCTGGAACGCTTAGGAGGTGATTTTCGGGAAATGGCAGATTACTTACGCAATTTCGACGAACAGAAAGATGCAGCGGAAACCGTCTTTAACCGTTAGCGGCATTATTGACCACCAGTTTCGGCGGCGACATTGAGGTAAACGAATTCGCCGCCTTCTTCGCTGCAGTATTTTTCTGCTCTTTCTTGCCTGACTCGCCCATCTTGCTTGAAACGTAAGGTGCCAGTTTCGCTGCAGCATCGAGGGACAGCTTCGGATCGGAATAAAGGTTATCGTTCATGATCCGACGCATCACCACCAGCGGGTCATCAAATCCACCCGCTGTCACCAACTCAGGTGCTGGAGTGGCCTCGATATTGCGCTGTTTCACCACAGCCTTAACCGGTTCAGTCTCAGCTTCAGGGGGTGCGGCTGGTGTCTGGCCTTTCATGCGCTCGATATAAGCGAGTACGTCTTTATCTTTCGACAGTTCGTGTCCCTTATATTTTGCGCTGGCGGCGCTGTAACCGGCCTGAATGGCTGATTGCGTTTTATTCTCGCCTCGCATCCACGCTTCAGCAAAGTTCCTTTTCTTTGTGGTTAACATGCTGTTGATCTCTCTCAGGTGTACATTTTACTTTTCTAACGACAGCCGAATCTGATTGCCGTTCTTCAGTTCATAATCGCAATAGGTTAAGCCGTTGTGATGCGTAGGTTTGCCACCTTCGTTGATCACGCCAGACACCTTGTTCGGTGTATCAGATAACGGATCTAGACCTTTCCATTGGCATTCTTTGGCTGAAGGAGAACAGTAAACAAATCCCGGAACCCCATCAGAGGTATCAAGCTGACCGGTGGTCACGATGGATGCAGGCGCAGGACAGTTAATCTCAGCGGCGACTGAAGAGAATGAAAACGCTGAAAATGCGCTTAAAAGAAGTATTTTTTTGAACATTTGAGCTCCAAATAGCTAAAAAATAGCGTTTTTTGGGGTTATTTGCGCTTTGAAATCTGCTTTTTTGCCAATGATTTAGCTACTGACAAGCATTCATCAAAGAGTTTGCCCTTCATGCTCACACGTGAGGCGCGATGAAAATGCGCCATACCTTCACGTGCAGCCATGTGGCAGGCAGAATCATCGAACCCGAGTTTTTCGAGCTCGCGAATCAGATTCTTTTCAATAAATTCGTCCGGTCTCATCAGAACGCCTCTATGGCCAGATCGAATCCGGGGAGTTCCATCTGCGAGAGTTTCAACACTTCAGCCTGATAATCGCTGATTTGTTTTTTTTCACGCTTCCGAAGTGTCATTAGCTTGCTGCCCTTCTGGCCATGTTCTCTGAAAGATTTCTCCTCCATCTTGACCAGCCGGTGCTGATGTTCCTCATTTGAGTAACGATGAAACTCCAGATCACTTAAAAGAGAGATATTTACCAGACCTTCAAGCTCGTTCATACGGTCAAAAACGCGGGCTTGAGCCTCATAATCGTATGACATCGACATTAAACAGGCTTCCCGGCGCGGGAAATTAAAGCATTTATTCGCACGACCGCTGGCGTCAGTGTACTGAGCGTAAAATTGCGCTGAGTGTTTTTCACCCAGAACCTTCGGGACTTTTCTCAGAAAGTCTTTGTGATGCAGGCGAGGATATTTTTTACAGGGAAATTCTTCTTTGTCGGCCTGAGCTTTCTCAGCACGAACGGCATTCACAAATTCAACCACCTCAAGACTTGTCATGGTGGCGATATGTTGTGCCGGTAAAAAAACAGGTTCAGATGACATGCCGCCTCCTTGAATTGCATCTCGATTGGTTACAAAGCGATCTACCTCAGGAGTCCTCAGGTAGATCCCCTCGGAAACAGAAAAAAATTTTTACGTGATGGGGGGCGCGGTTTAAAAAGTCTTGACAATGTGATCTTTTCGATACCCCCCGGTGGGTGGGGGTCGATCATTTTTTTGCACAAAAAACCCGCAAAAAATGCGGGTTTGATTATCATTTAATCAATATTTATCAATAACTTAAGATGATTTCATTGATTTGGTTGTTGTGTTGCGTCACTTGTAACGGGCTTCATCACAAACCCAAAATTCTCAGCTGTTTCTTGAGCATTTTCATTCTGTTTTGGACCGAATAATGCACGGTTCATGAAATCAATAAAGTCGCTGTATTTGATACAGATCGTGTCACCCTCTGCACTTTGTATAGTGACAGGTTCTGTTTGTGTGGTCACAACCACCAGCTTCAGATCTTCGGACATCTCAGTGGGTTGTAATACTTTCATTGTGCTCACCTCATGACTGGCTGGGAACTAGGATTCACTCCATGTGGTTACTATGACGTCAGCGCCACCTGGTGCGAATGACTTTAGATATATCTGTACTGGTGAACGTATCTCTAAAACACTGCCATTCAGATAATGCCATCCTGGACTATTTGCATCGTCTGCATACAACAGAATCCCACTAACAACAGTGATATGGGCAGAGTTAGATCCATCCGTAATCTGTACCGGTGTTTGAGTGAGTGATGTTGGTGTCGACATGGCTATACCTCGAAGGAAATACGTGTGATGTAACGCGAACCCCATGTCTGATTCATTAAGGGAAGCGTGGCAACGTCATTCACAAAGCTGATACTTGCAGTGTTCCCATCACTATATTGAACAGTAATGCCTGTTGCTGGACCGGGATTAGTAATGGTTACAGAGGAGGCTGCACGTGTATTTTGCGCTGTTGCCTCATTGAAAATTGGAGAGGTGGAGAATGTTCCCGGTTCTATCTGAGAAGCACGACACTGAACGAATCCCTCACTCGTGAGTTCTCGCCAGACGGTCGCAATATAATCGCCAACTGGAAGGTCAGGAACACGTCCATAAACATAGTTTTGAGAATCCAAACGGGCGATATAAAAACGTATGCGCGCCAGAGAAGGATTTGTAAACGTCCGGTTTGCAACCGTCCATGAGTTATCAACGGGTGTGTCTGTGGCAGGGACAATAAATGCACCCGTTCCTTCAGAAAACACGCCGATTAATTCCCATCCGGGTTTATTGGTTTCAATCCCAAAAAAGGTCCCATCATCAGGCTGAGAAACTGTAACACCCGCTGATTGAGAGGTTATCCACGCTGTGTCCTCACCCTGCTGCGTTTCACTGATCGACGAAAACGCAGAATCGAGCTGATAGTTCTTAGATTCTGGTTCAGGCTCACTCCGTCCGACAGCTACACCGTTCACATATTCAAGTGGCCATTCATTCGCTGCGCTGATTGCAAATTGGCCATTTGAATCAAAATACGTATGCGCAGGACCGGTATAGGTAACACGTGGATCTAGCGTTAATGCGGTTAAGTCGATATCAGCAATTTCAGGAGGTTCAGGAGCAATTGAGATATTGCCTCCAAACGAAACCAGTACACCATCAGCGAGAACTCTGGTTTGAACATTTTTCGACCCAATTATTCGATGAGATTTAGGAATGATCATGCTCTTCACCTTGAATTGAGGATTTTGTCAGAAATATCGATATTTTGACATTTTTGAGAGAAACCAAATTGCTCAGCGCAAGTGAGGTGCGTTTTCCAGAATAAATTCATCAAACAGTGATTTGGCAATCATGACGACCGAGTCATGATCGTCAATAGCGATCTCCACCGGTTCCGTCATTGCCTCATCAATAAGTTCATGCTGAGCTTCAAAGAATTCATTTAGTGTGTAAGTTTTCATCGCTTCATGTCCTGTTTAGTTTTTCTCTTATGACAACCGTCATCACCACAACAAAGAATCTGCGTGTTCTCAACCACGTCTTCTCCACCCAGATATAACGGGATTTTGTGGTCGAGCTCGAAGCCGTTCGGATATTCTGTTAAACGACCGCACATGGCGCAACGTGGGTCTTTTTTCCATACCAGAAACCGACGTTTCTGTAACGTTCCACCAGTAATGCGACGATCAGCGACTTTCATCATTTTGATACGATTATCGTTATGATTTTTAAGTCTGGGCTTTAGTGTCGTTAATCGGGCCAACGGTCACCACCTTGATGAAGCCGCCACGCTTTACGGCGTTCTTTACGCTTGAAACCATCAGGATGCACCTCAACGATGTTTTCGTCGGCATGATCAACCAGTGAATAAGCTGGATAAATCACCTTTCCGCGATAACCGTCGCTGATAGCAAAATCAGCACCTTTACGTGAATTCCAGTGTGCAAGAATTCGCGGTAAATGTTGTGGTGGTACTGAATAACAAACACCATGAATCAATCGTGGAAGCGAGATGTAATCACAGCGTTTTTTATCGGAATCAATCAGGCGCATGGCGATATCGATCTGTTTTTGTGGTGGCCTGCCCGTTCCCAGATAGAAACTCACAATATTCTCAGGAAAACGATCGATCCATTCAGGCACGAGATAATCGAACCCTTTTACTGGAACGGCATCGTCCTCAAGAATAATGACTCGCGAATTAAGCTCGTTTGCCCATTCAAGGGCGCGGCGATGATTCCAGTTGCTACCATGATTCTTTTCATCCATGAACAACTGGCCATCAAGCATGTAGCTCAGGCGTTCTGCCTGCTCACGACGGGTATGATGCCCAACAATACAAAACCGCATTATTTATGTTGCCAAAATGCGTACTCTTTGCCGATGCCGTTCGACTTGAATACGGTATGGACCAATGGCCCGAAAATGAGCCTGTCAAAGTGGCGATAGCCAACAATCCCGAAGGCAGCCATGTCACCGACAGAAACCGGTTTTTTGCGTTTGTCCCAAAAATTTATGGACTCAACATTTGAATAAATTCGCAGGATAGAATGCGCAAACATCATCACGTCTTTACGCGAACCACCGAGAAGACCGGCATTCAGCATGACGTCATCCTGATGTGACTTTAAGAAATCCTGATAAATTGGCTCTGGGTGATGACTCAGCGCCCAGCTGTCAGCATAAGTTTTGGGTTCTGAACCAACATAGATTTTTCCGGGGATCATCTTTTCCCATGGCTCATGCAACATCTGAACATCAGTGCCATCTGTACACCAAACCAGATCAACCTCAGGGTGATCGCGTAGATACTGCCAGATGTGAAACCAGCGAAGAAAATAGACGTTCATGCTACTCGGAGTAACCGAATAGAGCTCAGCGTCTTTAGGTGGCGCTTTTAACTCATCAGCAATCACGATCGCTTTGCCGCCCTGAATTGAGGTCGCCCAGTTATTCAGTTCTTGCTGATTTGCCGGAAAACGTTTGTTGCGTTGTGGATCTGGCATCGAGGTCAGGTAATTGGTGATAACCGCATTAAAGGCAGGACGTAACGGAACATAACCCGCAAACTCAGACATACGGCGATGATTATGAATGCTCACATTTCGGCGAACCTGCTGCTCACGATCGAGACGGTTTACCGTGCGTTTCACACTCATGTGTTCATCAAGAGAATAAATCAGCTTGTTCGAGCCGACTACATCAGCGAATGCCCAGCTCGTAAGACCCGAATGATAGATGCGCATCGCTAAATCAGAATGCTCATACATACCACGCTGATAAATTGGGTCAAAACCGCCCACTTTGCGAATCGCGCTGATGTTGTAATAGAGCATGACCCCACGCTGCCCGGTATAGGCAATATGCTTATCGTCATGATAAAGAATGGCCATATCGCGTATTTTGACATTGATGGCAAGGTCAAGGAACTGATAAGAGAGATGCGGCTCAGGCGAACGGATGTAAGGTTTTTCCCAGTCAGGTGAAATCGGCCAGGCGTCATCATCAAACAGAAACAGTTCTTCGCACCCAGCATCCACCAGCGCCAGTAAACTTGCATTTTTACTGGCCACAATACCCAGTGATTCTTCATGCCGGATAATTTCGACACCTTCAGGAACGACTGCAGGAATCTGAGAGCCATCATCTACGACCACAATCTTTGCGCCATCTGGCAAATATTTCAGCTGATAGTCGATGGCTTTACTCAGTGTATCAGGCCGATTGTGTGTGGTGATGGCAATCCCGACATGTGAAGAAGAGCGGGTTTTCGGGGAATACTGAACACCGTTAATGACGACATCCATGCTGAACCGAGTCCTTAGTGATTACCGAACGCGCTTAAGAAAGCGAGAAATGTTGCCAGCTCAATATCGCCGGGCTCCTGCAATTCATCATCAGGAGATTCTTCATCAGGATTGAACTTGAGGTGGAGGGAATAACTGCCAACCTGCGGCGCGTTCTCTTCGAGACATTCTTTAAGTTTTTGAAAGAGGTCTTCATGATCAGTCGAAATCGGGCTATCAGAATCAATAACTTCATGCGTAAAGCGACCAACAATACCTTCACGAAGAACATCTTTGACATTCGCTTTCAAAGGGCGCGGAGCATGGAAAACGGCAATCATTTCAGGCATTGGCACATAGTGATCGTCCTCATCGATAATGCCAGAATCCGTCCGTTCGCCTTTGTAGTTATAGGTCGCCCAACAGTTCGCGTTTGAGAGTTTGGTCGTGCCATCAGAGAGGTGACGGATCACAAGGTCATTCTTTAAGGATTGGATCATTAGATTTTTTCTCTACTTAGGGTTTGGAGTTGTAAGAAATAGCAAACAGAAATGGCCCATTCAAGGCGGCAAGGATTAATTCGCACAGATGGTAACGATATTTTGTGCTGAAATGCGATCCTCACCTCTTCACCTTTACTTAAGGATTTGAAATGGCTCAATTATTAAATACTCACCCTGGAGAAGAGATTAAAAAGCGTTTAAGGAAGCTGCATATTTCTCAGCAACAGCTGGCACACGATATAAAAGAATCACCTGTTACGATCGATCGCATCATCAAGCGAAAATCGGCATTAACAGCAGCCATCGCCATCAAAGTCGCCAAAGCGCTGAGTTTCGACGCAGAATTTTTGATGGAATTGCAGGCCCGACACGATGTATCACGGGCATTACGGCATGAGACCGCTGAACGAATTAATCCGTATCCGGTGCCAGATGAGAAAGATGAAAACCGCTCAAAATGAGGGGAATTTAAAGCCAGTTTGATTAAAGTAACTCTGGCTAAATATTAGGGAGTTACTTTTATGTCTGAAGCTATTCATCCTCATCCAGGTCTGATCCTGAAATGCAGGTTGCGTGAACGTGGCATCGGCTTCTTTAATCTGGGTTCAAAGATTGGCGTAAGCGAGGACGAACTCAAAGACGTCCTTGATTTAAGGTTGCCCATGTCACTTACAATGTGCGCCAAATTATCGAAATTTTTTGATGATGATCTGGATTTCTGGTTAAAGCATCAGATTAATTACGAACTGAGTCTTGTGGCGTTTGAAACCAGTTATCCCAATCGCCACAAAGTTGATCTGATGAACCTTCCATTACCTGACCGATTTGGATGATTTCGGTTCACTGGGCTGAATGGTGTAAATCATATCGATAAACATGATCGCTGATAGAATCTTCATCTTTCCGCGTTCTATCCCAACCTGTTCTAATTCTTCTTTAGCTAATAAAAGCTCGCGGCGCGCTGCAGCGAGCTTGGTTTTTTCATTTTCAGTCATGATTTCACCGCCAAATTATGCCCTTCTTTCGATAATGAAAGTGCATCACTGATCCGCTCAAGAAGCTTCTGAACTTTTCGCGAGATGAAATAGCCGCCCATCGCCACCCGAACGCAATAACTGAAAATCCGCTCACAACGTTCACTATCTTCAATAACGTGAAACATGTTTGCCAGAATCAAACGAGACGTCCGTTCAAAATCATCTTCCAGTTGTTTCATGAGCGCCCGTTCAATAACTTCAGTAATATTCTCTGAATCGCGCATTATCGGGTCTTCATCGCGCACTTTCTGGATAAAATACATCTGTTCCAGTGTCGGCAGTCCTTCGGCATAGGCAATGATGTACATCGTGTCCATCAGGATAATACTGTAGATCAAATCTTCATGATGACGGACAAAGGCATCAGGTGAATCAGTCATCTTTTCTCCTCAGGTATTGGCTTAACTACTTAACGAACCTTAAAGACAATACGGGGAAAACAGAATTTGAATTCCTAACCTGTGCGATCGTTTTGTAAGTAGTAGTCAATATCAAGACCCAGTGCATCAGCGAGTTCAGCTGCAAGCGTCTCTTCTTCAGAGGTGATTGGACTTTCACTTTCCACAATATTGAGATAGATCAACATGAGACGGTGTGAAAGGCTGGCATTATCTGCGACTTCTTCCAGTTCACAGAACACTCTGTCGACCGCAGCATGAAAATCCATTTCGAATTCAAATCGAAGCCGCTGCATCAGTTTACGTGACACATACAGCGAATCTTTCGGAAGACCGAGATCGTTAAGCACCCCGTTCGTCGCTATCTTGAGCCGTTCATTACAATTGCCGCTTGCATGGATCGCAAGCGACATGACTTTGATGATGCCCAGCCATTCAATCACCGTGAGATCAGTTAAGGCCGTCATTACGATTCCTTAGGTTCCACCTACTCTTTATCAAGCAACATGACGAATATCACCCCTAACAGGATGCAATCAGAAACCGCTGAGGCAACGGATCCCATGAGGTGAAAGACACCATAAATGATGACACAAGCGGCGAAATACGGCATACCAGACAGTTTTTTCATAGTCTTTCCTTTATGAGGTGAGTCAGTGCCCAGAAGAACACCCACAGAGAGAGACAAGCGTTCTCCACCTGACTCACCTGTAAAGGCTCTCTGTTTGTTGGCTTGGGCAAAGCCAGGACGAAAAAAAACCCGAAGTGGGGCTTCGGGTTTTGGGTTACACCAATCAGAGGAATGTATCAATCAGCATGAAGTTCCAGGCGTTTTCCTAATACAAGGAGCGCCTTCTGTATTGTGTCGATTTTTGTGGTGTGACTCAAATCTAAAATTCGGGTCACATCCTGCCGGGATAATCCCATGCGTTTTGCGAGCTCAGCATTCGTAATTTCCTGTCTGATAATCTCATTGAGCAGGAGCACTTTAGCGGTCAGGCTGGCAGGCATTTCAACGAATGTTTCTCCGAGGAGTGACGGCATTGGGATTGGGTTTCGGGCTGAAAAATAGGTTTCAAACGCTTTCATTATTTCAGCGGGGCAATCAGTCAGCGCGCTTTCGCGCGTTTTCCCAACAACCTCAACCTCAGGTAAGTCACGGCAATAGATGATAAAGCCGCTGTGGCCATGCACCACATCCACTGGATATCGCATATCATTTTAACGCTCGTTTCCATTAATAATCAGGGGAGTATAAACAATAACCTTCTCTTACGACAGGCCGAACCATGCGAAAAAAGACCCCGGCATCAGCCGGGGCTGCAAATGCAATAGCTACATGTTGAGGTAAGAAAGCTCCCACACTATTCAGGTCACGAAGTTAAACTGATCTGAATACAATTTAAACACATTGCATAAACCTGTTACTGCATCAATCTGATGTGGAGAGACGACTTTATTGCTCTTCATCACATCGACGGCCATGTTAATCACATCTGTTGACTCATCATGTTCAAGTGAAATTGCCATCAGATCGTTAACAATATGGTTTGAACCTTCTTCGAAATCTACTTTTAAACGTTCGTTCACCTCATCCAGCGCTTCAAGCGCAAAATCAGTGACGCAAGATAATCGTTTCGACTGGTGTATTTGAATATAGATCTCTTCAAGTTCAGATTCACTCTGCTCGCCATCGGCATAAGCAACAATGCTCATTGACGCGATAGCGGCAAAGGCAAATTTTTGATCATTGTCTAGTTCCATAGAATTCTTCTCAGCTAGTACGTCTTAAACTCGCTAAACCATAACGGGGACAATTAATTCTATCGCTCACTTATGGGCGTTTCTTTTGCAATTTTGCAATTCACGCTGCTAAAAAAATAACCAGCAGATCGGACAATAAACATCCTAATAACAATGAACCTAAGGGATTCGCACAGATTTGAACGTTTTTGAAGAGAAGATAAATAAACTTTGCCACGCGTTTGTGACCGAACAGCGACAGGCACAACGCGACGAGTTGTTATCCTTTGTTAAATTTTTGCCGCCCTCGGGGAGTGAGGACGGCTTTTTTTTAACCTGAAAGGGTTGTTCACACTCCCCCTCTAAACCCCAGATGAGAAACCACCACCACGCAGAGGCGAACTTTCGTTGTGATGATCACTCCTGTCCTTAATGGAAGTGTGAACAAGAGAGTGAGAGAAACTAAGGAGGCAAAGCAGATAAAGTGCGTAACTCTCACTCTCTGCGTTCAGCTTATGCAGTTTTATTCAATGCTTCAAGATTACCTAAGTAATTTTCGCACGATTTATGAACTATTTTTCTTCGTAACACGCTTTAAAGCGTCGTTTGCGCGATTTTCCTCCGTAAAACACACCTGAATCAACTCCTCAAAGACAGGCTTTATCTGTCGAGAGAATGTTGGTTGAGATATTTCTGGCATCAGCGCTTTTAACGCTTTGAACAGATCGCTCGCCTTAATGGGTTTATACCCCAGCCCCTGACAACGACGGCAAGGTTTCATTACCTTCAAATTCTCATACTTTGCTTTTTTCAGATCATGAACAATTCCACGACCCTGACAATATTTACACCGAGTTTCTTTCGATTCTGCTGATCTGCAGTAACTCTCATAACTGAAGGCACACACCAAAAAAAGCGCATGAGACTGTAACCGCCCTGATAGCTTTTTGAGAGCGTTGCACTTATAGAGACGTGCATGTGCCACTTTCATGAGTCCGTTCACGCTTTCAAGCTTTGCCGACCGGCTCAGACCAACTTTTCCAAAGAACGCGGATAAGCCGAAACCGCATTGCGCCTGCGCAAAACCGATCGCTGTCATCATATCTGTTGCGGTTAAGGTGTCGTCGCTGGTGGAACGCACATCATCGGTGATGCGTGATGATTTAGGATTGTGAAACCGAACCGTTTTTTCAAGATTCATAGACCCTCCGCTTCGCGCCGGTCCTTAAGCCTGTCCGCGCGACGTGTAAATATCCGTGTTAAGCGAACCAGATAATCGGTGTCGAGCTTACGCACGACGTTATGACATTCAAGTCTTACCACCACTGAGAGACCAAACCGTTTAATCAGCCCTTTTCTGAGCTCACGCACGTTGCCAGATAAGTCTCGATTGCAGTGCCTGCAACAGGTCACACAGTTGAAAACATTGAACCGCAGATCGCTTGCTGCACCTCGCGAACGGTAATGGCTGGCATCCACGAACGCACCGGGTTTGTTCTCATCGTTGTCGTTTAGCTGACATCCACACGCATGACAGGGAAACCCCATGTCCCGGAATCGGATATACCGATTAAACGCTGCCTGAGCATCACGGTCGAAATCATGCCAGGTTCGTTCCTTCATTTTGGTGTGCGTTCGATGCCGTCGCCGTTTTGAGCGAACGAGCTGGTTCTTTGCCTGTGTTTCATTCCACTCTAAAACGCACTTATATTTATTGCAGATCGGCTGAGTGGTAAGCCATGGCATGAAACTTTCGCCGCACAAGCGACAGGTTTTTTCTTTTGTTTTTGCGGCCATGATAATTCCTGTGTAAGAGAGTCATGAGCTGCGCTGAGGATAAAAAGGAAAGAGCCAGCAGGTGCTGGCTGCAGGATTATTAGATTAATTTGCCCCAGAGTCGGTTATTCCGAAGTGATTTCTGAGATTTCGGTGGGTACTGGGTATAAGGCAGGAAAGCTGTTACCACATAGAAACGGGGATCGGCAGTGAGGTGTTTCTCTGTTTTTACACCGCGCTGGGAGTACTGGTTAACGAGTAAATTTGCCTCAGTTTCATTCATGGGGAAATGCTGAAACCACGATTTTTTCATTACGCCTCCCTGACAGAACGGAGAAGCAGGTCTATCTGGTAGACTTTAGAACGCTCGCGACATGAATCAAACATGGATACCTCGTTACGCTGTTTGAGCGTGAACGGGTTAAGTCTCGGCTTTCGAGGCTGGTACGCTTTCCCGAAATTCGGGAACCGTGTTGCGAGGCGATACTCAGTAGGAAAGTTGCGGAGTAATTTACGGCGCAATACCCCGCTTTTGAACATCAGAAACACCACTTCCTTCAGCTGGAAATAAGGCATGAAATCATAGGTGTATTTGTACAGCTGTTCGATTGTGGCACTCTGATGTTCGGTGAGGTAATTGATAACGATCGCCTCTACCTCATCACGCGCCATTTCCTGTAACGTCATTTTAACCCCTTCACTTTTACAATTTGGTCACCAGCTTGCAGTAACGCCATGTTGAGATCGTTGAGACGAAACTGAGCGGTTTTGATCCTGCTGCGAGTGTTGAGCTCTTCCCGTTTTAAATTTTCCAGACCAGACCGTCTCTGTTTGATTTCGTTTCTGAGAGCCCGGAGTTCCCAGTCCAGATGCGTTTCTTTCTTAGCAATTGACAGGATATATTCGAACGGATCGAGCACTTTCCTACATAACCGGCACGTGAGCTTTCGTTCAAATTCCGACACCAGGACGCTTGTGTGAAAACAGCGTTTCGCCTCAGTGGGTAGTTCGGCTTCAACAAAGTTCTTCATGCCATCGATATCATGATGAGGTTCGTTTTCACCCCACAAACTAATGACGTTCCCCTGTTCGGGATCCATTATCCCTCCTGCTTTCTCATGTTGTTGAAATATTCTGATTGCTCAGAGACAGTGAGAAAACAACCGATATCAAGACACCATCCCTGAACTTTGGTCATGAAACTAAACATTTCACCGGTCCTGAGCTTAGACGTGTGACGCAAAGATTCCCTCACAATCTGAGCGCCTGTCTCAACATCAACGAAGGTCTTTTCCTCAAATCCGAGGAACGTGAATTTCATCGCATCCTTGCACCATTCAGGGGAACACTGTGAGCGTCCGTGTCGGATCAAAAAACGGCTTAGCTCAGCCATCCAGGCATGAAACATCGCGTTTTGAGACAGTGTTCTTTTTTCAGACCACGGGCTCACCTGAAGCCGGTACATTTCGCCGCGACGAACACCCTCAGAAAGCGCTTCTGTCACGGCGATGAAATTGGTTGATGACAGCCTGATCCCCTCATGCGGAATGTTCATTTGGGCACCTTGAATTTGATTCGCTGTTCGGCAATTTCGAAATATCCTTCATCAGCCTCAATACCCGTGAAATCATAACCGTTCATCACAGCCGCCTTCCCGGTTGATCCACTCCCCATGAACGGGTCTAGGATCAGACCACCCGGAGGGGTAACAAGTTTGCAGAGCCATGCCATCAGGTTTGTCGGCTTCACCGTGGGGTGATAGTTGAGTGCCCCGCTCTTTCGACCGGCACCCGCTCGGGGGCTGTTCAGACCAGCACTGTTCTCTTTGCGGTTCGTCATTTCGGCGGCGGTCATGTGTTCACCCAAAACGCCTTCGTTGCGATCGGTCTTTGTGGCTTTCGGGCAATAGAAGAATCGGGCAACACTGCCAGAATCGTTGTATTCCTGACTCATATGGTTATCCATGAGCCAAAGTGTTGCAGACACAGGAGCCTTTCGGCTGGCATCACTGCGGTTTCCATTGGATTTCGAATGCGGGAAAAGTGCCAGGACCTCATCACTGCCATCGTGAGTGAAATTTGCAGGCCACCGCCCCTGAACGATTGACCCCTGTCCGTCCTCTGGCATACCGTGAACCGACATCATCAGCGCCACACCGCCGGGTTTACTTGCTGAGGGTGGGTTGTAACGCACCTGCTCCCCAACACGGCACACATTGATGTTCAGCGCGCCTGTCCCGTGCTGCAGAACATTCTCAGTAACAGTCCCTTTAAAAGGTTTACGGGCCATGCAGATAGGTTCATGTGCAGGCTTGAGTGCAGTGCCCCAGCCGCCCCACTTTTTAGCATTCTCAGATGTGGGCACTGTGATATCAAAATCAGCTTTATAGCCTGCTGTGTTGGCATTCCCGGCTGTAAACTCACCCGTCCCACCAGCAATACCATTATCACTGTGTCCAATCACCGTCGGCTCAACGCCTTCAGCTTTATCGATGGCTTTTCCGAGGTTGTGAGATTTTGGGAATCCGCTACCGTAGACCCACATAATTTGATCGCGTATTTCGAACCCGGCGATCCTGATAGCGGTGGTCCCGAGGTCATAGGTTCGACTGCCAAAGAAACACAACAAATGACCGCCGGGTTTGAGGACGCGAAAGCATTCGCGCCAGATAGAAGGACCTGGCACAAAGCTATCCCATGATTTGCCCATAAAGCCCGACCCGCGATGATAATAATCATCACCGTTCAGCCATCGGGTAAGCACCTCGGTCATATCCGGTGCGCGGCTCAGCCCATATGGCGGATCGGTCACGATACTATCCACTGAATCCGACTCAATCGTTTTCAGCACGTCTAAACAGTCCGCATTCATCAAGTTCAATTTCATCAGGCGTGGCCCATTATCCTTAGTGAAAAGGCTAGGTGAAACTTCAAGAGAAAAAGGGCGAGGACCGCCCTTCAGTTAGTGACTGGCTTTAATCATTGCTCGAAGACGAGCGATGTGAGATCGCGCCACATCATGTGAGGTGGGAATCACATGTTCTTCGATTTGGGCACGAGGTTCAGGAGGGATAAATCCAGCTGAGAGTTTTTTAACTAAGGCATTAATTTCGGTTTTGCAGGCTTTTTTGGTTTCGGCAACGCTGAGCGATTGTGAGGTCATAGCCGCACTTACACGCGTTACCAACCAGAACTGCGCATTATTCTCCCATGGGTATTCGTCGATCGAGCGATACTGAAAACGGGCACCGCGAAACGTCATCACAGCCTGATACAACGCGTCCGGTTCAGGTAAATCGTAACGGGTAGCATCAGCGGTTTTACACCATGAAATGAACTCACCCGGAGACGGCAGGAACGGTTTTTCGTGTCGTCGCGCCATTCGCATTCCGGCCTCAATCTGATCAGTGCGATAGATTTGATTTTCTGCGATGGCTTTAACCCACTGCCGTTTAAGTTCATTGAGCTGTTCCTGATCTTTAATGGTGGCCATCATCGCCGGGAACGTGGCGCGCAGCTGCCGAAACAGATCATTGAATATCTCGATCGCCTGTTTGGGTATAGGTTCGGGTTTTTTATCAGGATAGGACTGAGCCATCAGAGAGAGCTGGAGGCTATCCTGAGATTGAATCGCTTGGGTGAATTCGTTCATAACTCTACCCCATCAGCCCAGTCAGAATTATCGAAATCTAAATCACGATGATTTGATGGATTTGGCTGCGTCACTTTCATGCTACGTGTGTGTAGCGTTTCCCAGTGACGGCGAAGTGCGGCTGGGCTTAAAACATTGGTTTGCCAGAATCCATCAGCGTTTGCCCACTTGAACGTGGTTGCCATGACACGATGGTCACAGGCTTTGGCTTGCCGTAACAGGCGAATATCGTTCGCCCAGCTGGACCAGTTCGGTTCTGCTGCAGTGGTATCGATGTTCGAAACATACGTGAAAATCCATTGTGCTAACCGTAAATCCTCGGAGGTTCCCCAAAATTTGCCTGATGGTGATTGGACCGCTGCGTCGTGGCGAATACTAGATCGGGATCCTTTCGAAGATCCAGACTTAATTCGCCGCGACGAAGAGATCTTTTTTTGATCAGTATTGAGATCAGTATTGTTCTGTGTACGGAGGGGTGTACCGCCGGGTGTACCATGGGGTGTACCGGGGGGTGTACCGCGTACCACCCTCAAACCCGCGCCATTACTGGGCTTGGGTGTACCGTGGGGTGTACCGTGGGGTGTACCACAGGGTGTACCGAGGGGTGTACCGCGTTCGACCTCCTGATACTCACAATAGTTGGTAATAAAAATGACAGTCGCGTAAGCATCACTGCGCATCTGGATCATTTCATTGCGTTCAAAGAATTTCAGGATCCTGAGTGCAAGGCGTTTATCAATCGGCGAACCCTTAGCATCATTGACGCGACTGGCGATAACGGATGTGGTTGTTACCAACTCACCGGGGTTGAGGTTCCAGCTCTTGCCCCGGAACTCAACAGAACGCGATCGGAATGAGGCATCAGATAACAAGCGGATCCAGATAGCGAGTTTTATCGGATCCTTTGCCCAGTCAGCTGAAAGAAGACTCCGAAACAGCGAGAAATGCCCCTGTTTCTGGTTTTGCAATTTGTTCCCCCGAATTTCGTGTTCGTGGGTGAAATCATGGAGAGTAAAGCGGCGTGTCATGCGCTCTTCTCCCCGATCCCGTCTGATTGATAAACCTTATTAATTTGAATGTTCATTAGTGCGCGTTTTATTATTTTTACGATGATATAATCACCGAGAAGCGTTGCAGGATTCATCACTTCACCTCAGTTCGATTAAAAAGGTTCCTTGCCCTACAAGGAGCCTTTTTTTATTTTGAGTCAGACAGGCGTCAAGAAATGAACAAAGGGAGCGGATTCTGGCGGTCCGCTTTATCAGATATTGACGCAGAGAAGAGAATCTGTTCTGAAGCTTACCCATCGTACTGATTGAGGATAATCATTACTGGTTATCTTCTGACCGATATTCCTTAATGAGAATACTGGCAACTTCTTTGGCGAGAACCCGCATTTCATCATCCTCTAGGCCATACTCGATATACGCCAGGAATCGCGCGATTTTCGGTATGTGTGTTGTTTTCCATTTAGAGATTTGAGTCCGGTTCACGCCAATCGCCCGAGCAATCGCCTCTGTCCCATGAATGTTTATTGCATTCAATAGGATAGACTCGATCCTTAAACTCGTTTGATTGTGTTCTTTTGTCATTGGATAAACTCCTAGGTGTTGTTTTTAGTATGGGGGTGAACGCTCTAAAGATTTTTTTTCGGAACGTAAACAACTTAAGTTTTTACGAAATGTCATAAAATCTTCATGAATACTTCATCTCACTGCAACAGAGCAAGTTCTAATCAATTGGTTAACTCAATCATAGAAAAAGGTGTCGGAGTGAAAGAAGAGCGTTCACAATTTTGCTGCGTAAATGCGCGAATACGAACGTATTCGTTCAAATCAGCGATTGAATTGTTAAAGAGCGTTGAAGGTTTCCGTCAAGGTTTTGGAAACAGTTCGGGTAAATCCGGGCGAATCTCATGGGGCTTATACTGACCGTGTGTAGCGCGTGAGAGCGCAACCACGAACTGCGGTGAAACGGCATTATGTCCGTGTAACCATTTCCAGACAGCGCCCTGAGTCACCCCACATTCGTCAGCCAGTTTCTTCTGACTGCCGTATTGGTCGATTGCAGACCGGACGATTTCGTTCACTGGTTTTTAATTACCTCAGTAGTTAAACGAGGTCCAATCATAACGCTCTGGGTATTAGATTATCAAGGCCCAGACCTGAAGAGGTTTAAGAATTGATGTCCCTTTCCGAACGGCTGAAGGCTATGCTGAAATTACGGAACTTTTCGCAGGGCGAGCTGGCGAGACGAGTAGGTGTTACACAAGGCACAATATACAAACTCGTGTCTGGCCATGCTTTGAGTAGTAAAAAAATTGTTGAGATCGCACAGGCACTTGATGTTCGCGCGGAATGGTTATTGAGTGGTCAGGGCGATCAATTCATTGCCGGAAGAGGCAATTCAGCCAATAATTCGGGACTGGACGAATTCACAGTGGAAGGTCAAGGACTTTCCCTGATTGAACCGTACCTGTCTCCGAACGACGGCGAAGCGTTTATACCCTTATTACCTGATATTGAAAGTGCATTTTCTGTTTCGCCGTTCCCTCTCACCAGTTATGACGGTCCGACAATGAGCATTGCAGAAAAAGATTTACAGAAATTCGATGTAAACAAAAACGTTAATAATCTCGTCGCGTTATCAATTACCGGCGACAGCATGGATCCAGTCCTGCCTGAAGGCACAAACGTCATTATCAACAATTCAGAAAAACGGATTATTGATGGCAAAATCTATGCGGTTGATCAAAGTGGATGGCTAAGGATACGAGTACTGTACCGATCAGGACCGTTTGAACTCACCCTGAAAAGTTACAACAGCGACAACTATCCTGATGAAAAAATCGCGATAACCGATGTGGATATACTCGGGCGAATTGTCTATTCAGAACGTTTCTTCTAAACCTTTCTAATTCAAGTATTTACGTCCGAGTTGTCCTTTAAGCTCGGACGTAACAACGACTTAACGACTGCCTTATCTCTTCCCTCCTGTTTCACCCTCTCAAATCACACGTAATGAAAACCTAAGTAGTTGACGGCTTGAATCCCTTAGTATTTAATTGGGCTCGTTGAACGGCGCAGCATTACCACGTCGGTCGCCTGGCGGGCTCAGGGAGAGCGGCAATAGTGCGAACTTATGTAGTAACTCAGGCATTTTTTTTAAAAGTACCTGACTGACTACTTAGGTTTGAATAAAGCGATGAAATCACACAGATTATGATTTTTTCCGTTCCCATTCGTGTTTTTTTATTGCCTGGGTCCCGAAATGTTCTTCAGGCATAGCCAACTGGCAGCCCGTGTTTTTACACGCCGCTTCATCCAGCCGTTTTCCGTTAATGCTGTTTATGCCTGCGAGATCTTAAGAGCTCAAAAATGATTATAAGCCTTAAAAATTATAAGGTTTTTAAGTCGTGCCCTACACATGACAATCGCTAACTTAAGAAAACAGGAGTACAGATGGCGACGATTACCCTCCCTAATAAGCTCTGGAGGCCGCTGAATGAGGTCAAAAATTTTGTTGAGAAGATGAGCAAAGGGGTGAAACTACCCCAGATGAGCCAGAAGGTGAAAAGCTTTGCGAATCTGAGCCGGAAAGATAAGGATGTGCTGATCAAGTATCTCAATGAAAGAGATTGCATCAACGTTATCCAGGCGAGACCCACCAGCGGCGGCAACCTGACAACATTCTTCTTTCATCAGAAATACCCTTTGCCCTCCTCTATTCCCGGTTATGACTGGGATGGGACCAAACACAAGATAATGATGCCGGTTGAGGAAACACCCTCTGAACCGGCTGAAGAACCTGATTTGCAAGAAACCCATGATGAACCTTTGCCTGTGGCCCAGCTGCATGATGAAGAAGAAGAGGATGATGAGGATGATGAGGATGATGAGGAAACCAAATCATCACCCATGGTCGATCAGAATTCCCAAAGCGCAGATGAATTACGTAAACGCGCGCTTGAAATGCTCATGGAAGCAGAGGATGCCGAACGTTCCAGAGTGAACAGAATGCTCAATGATGATGTGAAGCCGCGTATAAATGAGTTTATTTCCAGACTTAACGCGGCAAATGATAACGTTCAAAGTACCCTAGATATTCTTTATGACCACATGGCAGAAGTTGATAAAATATCGATGGAGTTTAAAAAATTCTGTTCTTCACTCTGATTTTTAAAAAGGCCCGTAATGGGCCTTTCTTTTTCAGGAGAACCCACGATGACCCAGTTAATCCGAACAGCATGCGGTAAGACGAAATGCAATGTCACGCAGCGGATCAAACGGCTGCTTGTGATATTGAAAGAGAAAGGTGATCCGAGTGTGTACTAAGAATGCTGGTGGCCCCGCCAGCCCGATCAACAGAGAGAAGATATCCGAATTCGAGTTCATCGCTACGATGCTCGACTGGCTTAACGCTGGGGGAATTTCATGCGCTTCTCAATCCGAGACAACCGTCGTATCAACGACATTATCACCCACCTCTCAGATACTGACCACGAACGGATCCGGGCAGAGGTCGAACGACTCATTTCGCTGAACCACCAGAACCCCCTCTTTAATGCTGTTGCCGATTACATTCCCTCCGAGTTCACCGATATTTCAGATGAATGGCTCAGCCTGTCTGACCTGGATTATCAGGTTCTGTTATCTGATTGTTTCTTTGAGGCGCTGACCTGCCGGGTAACGCGTGAATATGCGATCTCCCAGTTCGTTAATGATGGGGAGGTCTGCTGATGTCACCAGGCGTTTACTTTTCCCTTTCAAACGAGGCTTATCACGCTGGAGAGGGGATCAGCAAATCCCAGCTTGATGATGTTGCGATCAGTATGGCGGTTTATCAGTGGCGAAAAACTGCCCCTGAGGAGGAGGAAAAGAAGGATCCGCTCACCATGGGGACCGCGCTTCATTGTGCCCTTCTTGAACCCGATGAATTTGAAAAGCGGTTTGTGCAACTCCCTGACGTGAACCGGCGAACGAACATTGGCAAAGAAGAAGAGCGTGCCTTTCTCGGGCGCGCTCAAGAACGTGGCCAGACGGTTCTTACCGCTGAACAGTGGCGAAAGCTCAGTCTGATGAAAGCGTCCGCCCTCGCCCATCCCTCAGCACGTTGGTTACTTGAGGCCGAAGGACACTGTGAATCGTCGATGTATTGGCGTGATAGCGACACAGGTGTTCTGTGCCGGGTACGACCCGATAAATTTCTGACACAAATGCCGGTAATCGTGGATGTAAAAAAGGTTGCTGACATGTCGCGGTTCCAGCGTCACATCCATGAGTTCCGCTATCACGTTCAGGATGCCTTCTATCGTGAGGGGTTCAAACGGAACTACGGTGAATCCCCCATGTTTGTCTTTATTGCGATCAGCGATGCAATTGACTGCGGTCGGTATCCCGTCCGTGTATTCACGCTATCGGGATATGACGTTGAGGTGGGCACATGGCTCTATCGACGTGACCTCACCACATTTGCTACGGCAATGGCCGCAAACGATTTCGGGGGTATTGAAGAAATCTCCCGGTCAGACTGGGACAAAAAAGGTGATTTTCTATGACGGACATGATTCCGATCGATCCTTCAAATACCAAATCGGCAATTTTCAATCCCACCAGCCTGGAAAAGCTTCAGGCTTTTGCTGAACAGATGGCATTAAGCCGCGTCACGGTTCCGGCTCACCTCGCCGGAAAACCTGCTGATTGTCTGGCTGTGGCGTTACAGGCCGTGCAATGGAATATGAACCCGTATGCGGTTGCACAGAAGACAAGTGTGGTAAACGGCGGTCTCTGTTATGAAGCACAACTCGTTAACGCCGTTGTCACCAGCTCCCATGCGGTGAGCTCGCGATTTAAATATGAGTACGGTGGTCCATGGGATAAGTACCGTCCAGGCGATCGCACAGCCGGTTCTGAAAAGGGATTGTGTATCCGCGTTGGTGCGGTCATCACAGGGGATAAAGACATTACGTGGGGTGAGTGGATCTATCTTGAATTTATCAAGGTGCGAAACTCGCCGCTATGGACGACTGCCCCGAAACAGCAATTTGCCTATCTTGCGGTCAAGTACTGGGCGCGCCTGTACACCCCTGATGTGATTCTGGGCGTTTATACCCCCGATGAGATCGGCCCAAAACCTGAGCGTGATGTTACCCCGCCTGAGACACCAAAAAGTGCCATCGAACTCAACCAGATGATCAACGCCTCACAGGTTGAAGTTATCGAGAAAGAAACCCGTTCACCGGTCGAAATGGTTGAGTCGTTCAGCCGTGCTGCAGCGAATGTGAAAACGGTGGCGGACCTGCGCCAGTATTTTGATTACTGCCTGCAGCATATCAATCGAGATGAAGAACTGATTGAGAAATCAACACATGTATACCAGGCAAAACTTGAAGAGTTAACGGGAGTGGTCGTTCCAGGAAAATAA